AGTTGACGGAAGACGCGGAGAGCGGCAAAGGCCTGTTCAAAGGCGTGCGTGTCCACTCTGTGGTAGCTGGTTCAAAGTCCACGGCCAAGGACAAGTCCGGTGAGCTTGGCTTCATGAACAAGCGGTCAGAACTGTGGTGGACCATGCGCGAGCGCCTGGAGCCCGGCTCTGGCTACAACGTGATGCTGCCGGATGATCCCAAGCTGATCGGCGAGCTTACTACCCCTACCTGGAAGCTGATGGACGGGGCAGGTGAGTTCAAAGGCCGGATTGCCGTTGAGAAGAAAGACGACATTCGGAAGCGGCTCAAGGGCAAGTCCACCGACGCAGCGGACTCGGCCATCATCGTGCTTGGAGACGACACAGTGCCCGCCATCGAAGAGAGCGTGCGCGTGACAGTCTCCGTGGACCCAAGAACCGGAACGAACTTCTATGACGCGCAGTCGCCGAGGCAGTGGCCTGGCTTCCGACCGAGGATTTGGTAATGAAGGAACCGCAAAAGAGCACGCCACCGGAAGGTTGGTTCGTCAGGAACGAGGTAGGCCACAGGGGTGATATTACCTTTACAGTGATGAAGATGGTGCCGCGACAGCACCATCTACCGGCTGAAGAGACTGATCTGAAGCTTACAGTAAAGCGAGAAGCCGGATGGTTCCACAATCTGGTGTATGGCTCGTTCAACGAGCGAGTTGCCAGTGCCATGAGTAGGGCTCAAAAGAGGGCTTGGTCTCTGAACCAGGACTACAAGGCTTCCATGCAGCTTGCCTACGACATGATGCACCAGACGAAGAAGGCGAACCCGCATGACGACTAGCGCACCTTGGGCCAGCGTGCCCGTATTCTATGGCGACCTTCACTCGCGGGAAACAGCGGGCGCGACCGACGCAGACCTGTACGCCTTCCGGCGTCTCTCTGGTGACGGTGACCGGCCGGATTCTCTCGACCAGGGCACCTTCGAGCGATTCCAGCGGCTCTCTCTCTGGCTCTACTACCAGAACCCGCTCGCTCGCCGACTTAACGACGTGCCGACCGACATGGTTCTCGGCGCGGGCGTCAACATCGACGTGGAGAAGGTACGAGGCAAGGCCAAGAAGAACGGCGACCGGGTGAAGGAGCTAATCACTCGCTTCCTGGAACACCCGGCAAACGAGTTCGAGATTCGGCTGCCGAGCCTGTTCACGATGCTGAACACCACGGTTGGAGAGCTATTCCTGCCCGTGTTTGCCTCCCCGGAGAATGGGGACGTGGCAATCGGGTTCCTGGAGCATCACCTGGTCCAAGACGTGATCTGGAACCCGAAGAACCGGATGGAAGCTATCGCGGTGATCCAGCGTCCCCCGGCTCCGGGAGAGAAGCCGCTGTGGTGGAACGTAATCCGTGCCGAGCAAGGAGTGGACAAGCCCGAGTTTCCAGCGCACCCGTCGATCAAAGACCGGAAGAAGGCAGCAACCGACCGAGAGATTGTTCACACGGACGAGAACGCCGAGAACACGTCTGTCTCCAGGGCTCCACAGGACTATACCTACGCCGGGGAGATTTTCTACTTCAAGGCCAACGTGCTTGGCACCGGCCGGGGTAGATCAGCAATCGAGCCGACGCTCGACTGGCTGCACGCCTACGACAACTTCCTCTTCGGCGACCTGCGCAACGCGAACATGCAAGCAGCGTTCGTGTGGGACGTAACGATTGAAGATGCGGACGTAGTAACGCTGAAGCAGCGTGCCGATGAAATCAGGCAGAATCCGCCACGACCGGGCGAGGTGAACTTCCACAACCAGAAGGAGAAGTGGGAGGCATTGTCTCCTAACCTGAATGCCGCAAGTCACACCGACCTCGGTATCCAGGTCAAGAAGATCATCGGCCTGGCGCTTGGGCTGCCGCCACACCTGATCGGCGCGGAGAACAACACCAATCGGACAAGTTCTATCTCCAGTGACATTCCGTTCCTGCGCCGGATGGAGCAGAAGCAGAAGGTGTTGCACTTCTTCGTCAAGACCATTCTGGACTACCAGCTTGACCAGAAGCGGCACGCAGGCATCCTGAAAGGGGCAGAGCGTCCGTATCCTTACCGGATCGTTCTTCCGTCCTTGACAGCCGGTGAAATGGTCGCTGTCGCTGAAGCTCTGGCGAACGTCACCACGGCCATCATCGCGGCGATGGAGAGTGGCGTCACTTCTCTGGCTGACGCCCGGCGCATCTGGTACGCTTACGGGCTCCAGGAAGCGGACATTCCCGAAGGCCTGGAAGATCAGGTCAAGCAGGAGCGGAAAGATGGATTGCTGCCTGATCCGGTCCAGCTAAAGAAGGACGAAATGGAGCTAAAGGCAAAACAGCCTGCCGCTCCGGGAGCAGCGTCAGCATCCGGTAGAACCGTGGTCCGAGCCAAAACCGGGCAAGGCGCACCTAGAGCCGCACAGCGCGGAAAGTAGTCACGGAAAATAAAGGAGCCAGTTTTTCGGGAAACCGCTAAAACTGGCTCCTTCTTCACTCCGATAAGTCACGTTGTAGGGCAACGACTTTTTGGAGTGTCCCCGTGGACCTAGAACGCATTCGAGAATCTATCGCCGCAGAGTTGCTGCCGGAATTCGACGCTATGTTGGCGTCGGTTCAGGAAGCCTCTTTCGGCGAACTGGATCAGAACGATCTGGACACCAAGCTCCGGTCTGCGCTACGCGAGAAGCTGAAGGCCGAGAACCCGACTTCCAGCGGTTACAACTACGCCTACGTGCGTGCCGTCTTCCAGACGTTCTTCGTCGCTCGGGAAGAGTGGTACGACGGAACCGAGTTCAAGTCCGGCTATTACAAGCGGCCTTACTCGGTGAGCGGCACCACCGTAACGGTTGGTGATCGTGGAATTTCCGTCGAGTTGGCCTGGGTAGCCGCTCTGGAAAGTGCGCTGGAAAGCGTGCTGTCCGACGAGCAGAAGGAGCAGCGGGCCGAGGTAGTGCAGCGTGCCGCAGAAGCGGACGATCTGCTGCGCACCGTAGCTCGCGTTGAGCCGACGCAGGAAGCACTAGCGGTTGACGCCCCGCTGATCGACGCCATTGAGAATTCCGGTTCTCTCGCTGACGCGAGTTTCAATACCGGAGTGATCGAAGGAATCATCCCGATCAAGCCGGGTGTGAGCAAGAACCGCAAGCATTACCCGGCCGAAGTGCTGAAGCGCGACGTGCGCGTGTTCGAGGGACTGCCGGTCTTTTATGACCATCAGGACCCGACGCAGCCGAAGCCGCTAAAGAACGTGATCGGCGTTCTCGAAAATGCACGATGGGACGAGACTGCTGGTGTCCCGCGAGCCGATCTTCGCTACCCGAATTCGATGGAAGCCGTGGTGGGCGAAATCCGAGAGAAGCACAAGCTACTCGGCGGCGACCGGGTAGGCTTCTCCATCGACATGAAAGTCAAAGCCAAGGTCGGGCGGCACCAGGGAATGGTTGTCCACTCGGTCGAGGCAATGATCGGTGGCCCCGGAGCGTCTACGGACGTTGTTTTCAACCCCGCCGCTGGCGGCACTTTCGACAAAGCTCTGGAAGCAGAGCAGGAAACCAAGGAGACGGGCATGACCCCCGAAGAACTGGCTGCACTACAGAAGGCGACCGAAGCCGACATTCGGGCGGCACGGCCCGACCTGTTCCCCGCCGTTCAGGCGGCGACGACCACTCCTCCGGCTACCCAGGCGGCTCCGGCCGTTGAGACGGTGAGCATGGAGACCATCGACCAGCGCATCGAGGCTCGCGTGGCTCGGATGGTCAACGAGCAGACCTTCCGCACCCGCGTGACCGAGAGCGGCCTGCCGCAGCGCGTCCAGGAAGCGATGCTCCGCGATGCCGAGACCAAGGACTTCAATCCGCAGTTCACCGAGAGCATCTACTCCGACTGGAGCAACATCGCTGCGGCTGGTGCCGGTGGCGTGCAGGTGAACGTTCCGGGTGCCAACGGCAGCATGGGTCGCCTCTCGGTGACCGAGAACGCCGACATTCGCTATGCCCGGCTGCTCGGCGCGGGTCTCCAGCAGGATCAGGAAGTCAACGGTCGCCGCGTGAAGCGGTTCACCAGCTTCCGCGAGGCGGTTCTGGCCTTCCGGCCCGACCTGGCTCCGATGATCTGGAGCAACCCGAACCAGTTCGCCCTCGAATCCCTGGACCTGCTCCATTGGGGCGGCGGCGAGTTGGGCCACAAGATGGACCACACGGCGACCGAGGCCATCATGTCCACCACGTTCAACCTGGCGTGGGCCGACGTGATGAACAAGGTGCTGGCGCGGGAAATGGCCGACCCGAACCTGTCCACCTGGCGCGACCTGGTGTCGGACTTCGTGTCCTTCTCCGACCTGACCAACACGAAGAAGATCATCCGCGTGGGCGACTACCCGGATATTGACGACGTGTCCGAGGGTGCGCCCTACCAGTTCATCGACACTCCCGGCGAGGAGAAGGTCGAGTTCGGGATCGGCAAGAAGGGTAACCTGGAGAAGTTCACCTGGGAAGCCGCTCTGGCCGACGACCTGTCGGTGCTGGCCCGCATCCCTCGGAAGCTCGCTCTGGCGTGGGCCTGGACGGTCTACCGCTTCGTCTACAGCCTGCTCACCGCGAACAGCGGCGACGGTGCGACGATGGACTACGACTCCAAGGAGTTGTTCCACGCCGACCACAACAACGCCAGCGACACGGCGTTCAGCGTAAGCGCCCTCCTGACGGTCTGCGGCTACATGACCGAGCAGAAGGACATTACGCAGGACAACCCCAAGCTCTACGAGCCGAAGTACCTCTGCTACTCGAACAACGTGGCGATGAAGGCCGCAATCTTCGAGGCGCTTCGCTCCGAGTTCAAGGTGGACGGCACGGCCGCGCAGATCAACCTGCCGAACGTGCTGCGCGAGATTTTCAACCTGGAGCCGCGTCCGGTCTACTACCCGAACGGAAGCGCCACCCGGTGGGAAGTCGTGGCCGATCCGCGAGCAGCGCAGACCCTTGCGGTCGGCTTCCTCCACGGCAACGAGAACCCGGAAATCTTCGTGCAGGACATGGAGCGGGTCGGCAGCGTGTTCAACAGCGACCAGATCACCTACAAGATCCGTGGCACCATCGGCGCGGACGTGATCGACCACCGCTCCTTCGCTCGCGGCCGGAAGTAAGCCCGGCACCGGAAACCAGGGGCTCCTTCGGGAGCCCCGCCTTTCCCAAGTCAGCAATCAACTAAAGGCCAGATCAGGAGAACGACATGCTCGGACAGCTTCCCGGTATCTTCTACACCACGCATACCCTTCCCGCGTCCGCGAGCGGCGAGAATACGGCTTACAAGGTCGTGGCCCCGAATCCGTTCCAGAGCGAGTATGCGAAGGTCGCCAGCATCGAACACGTCCCCATCGAGACCGTGACCGGGGACAACACGAACACGACCAACTTCAACGCCGACCTCGTGAACGGCACCGAAATCGCCAACAAGGACTACCCGACCGGCGAGAGTGCGGCTCGCGGCGTGGCCGAGGCGTTCACCTTCACGGGCACGGCCGCGCAGCGCCGGATCGCGCCGGGTGGTGCCATCCTGATCGAGACCGAAGAGGTGGGCACGCAGCCCGCACGCGCCCACGGGCACGTCATTCGGATCGGCTGGAAGGCAGACGGCCTGGCGTAAGCCGGATCGACAACTGAAGACGCAGGGAGCCCCGCAGCCTAAAGCTGCGGGGTTTCTTGTTACGAGAATGGATACAGGAGGCCAGTGAAATGATTGACGATCCGAAGTCTCGAAGACTGGTGAATGAGCGTGTGCGTCCTCTTTGCGATGCCGCGCAGCAGACGTTCCGTGGGGCGATGCACCTGATCGCCGAAATGGACAGCCTGGCCGCTACCGGCGTGCCGCTGGAGAGCTACATTCCGAACACGGATGAAGTGATCTTGGACGGCTCCGAGGAAGACGGTCGTGTCCCTCTTACCGGCGCAGACGTACATCGAGTGATCGGTTTCTTCCGTGAACTGATCGTGGACTTGAATTCCAGCCAGCAGCTTCCGCTGGCAACGATCAACAAGGCAGCGGTAAACGGTCAGCCGCGCTTCTAATCCAGGTTGAACTGTGGCAGAACCGAAGATCAAGTTCAATTCCAGCGGAAGCGATACGCAGGCATCCGGGGCAGGACCAGGCGACGGCACTACTTCAGGCACGGCGCTCTTTGGTACTGCTACCGCTCACACGTCTGGTGCTGCGTCTACCACTATTCAGCTTCCGGCTGGCACTGACCTATCCAATGTTCCCACTGATGGTAGCGCAGCCGTATACCTCGCTACTGCTTCAGGTCGTCGTTTCTCGAAGATCACCGCGAAAGACGATACTAATGACACGATTACTGTAGCTGACAGTTTTACAATTGCCGCGCCTGGTGTTGATTGGGCTATTGGTGGAAAACGAGCCACTCTTGACCACGCTGGCTCTAGGCAGCTAGGAGCAGACATAAAGTCGGGCTGGTGGATTTGCATTGAAACAGCACAATCCATTAACACTACTACTTTCACTATCTCTTCAAGCGGTTCCACTTCTTCTCCTGGGTGGATCATAGTGACTGGAAATAGCCGATCTGACCGTGCATTGATTACTGGCACGTTCAACGGCAGGTCTATTTCCTGCACTGGCGTTCGCATTGTAGTTCGCTGGCTTTGCTTCGACAACACTCACGCTACCAAGACCGCCTCTGCTGGTCTTTATCAGTCTAACACGACGAGTGAGTTCAAAGTCTTTGAATGTAAGTTCGGCGATGCTACTAACAAACTCTGGAGAGGAATTGACTGCGCTGCTACCCCTTCGTACGAAATCAGGGGGTGTGAGTTCTGCTACCTAACCGGCGTTGCGCTCCGCGGTCAGTTTGCCGGTTCTGGAATCACCTGGTCAGACTGCGACTTCCATCACAACACGTTCACCAACGTGACCGATACTGACGGTGGAGGCGCATCTTATACGAGGTGCCGGTTCTGGGCAAACTCTGGCGTGCCGATCCTGGTGAACAGTAGTGGTGCTGCAAGTATCACTTACTGCATCTTTGATGGAAACGGGAGCCACGCTGTTAGCTGGAATGGCGGATCAAGCACACTTCTGGGTAGGCACATTTACGGCAACCAGTTTACCAATAACAGTGGATATGGCTTCAGGCTTTCCGCTCTGCCTACGAATTGGGATGCTGGACTAACTGAAATACTGGACTACAACAACTACTACAACAACACTTCCGGCGCTCGACTAAATCTGCCAGCGGGCGCTCACGACAAGGCTGTAGACCCGGATTACGTTGACAGGGCTAATGGTGATTTCCGTTACCAGAACTCTGCTCTCGACAACTCCGGTTTCTCGGCCAATCTCGCATACGGACCCATCATTGGGATGCTGCCCTACGGTGGCTCTGGCGGCAGCGGTGGCGGCAGCGACGTATTTTCCAGTCCGGTAATCAGGTAAGGGAGAATTGAATGTACATCGGAAGCTGGAAAATAGGCGATGCGGTTACGTTCTACGCTAACACCCACACGACTGCCGGGGTTGCTACTGACGCCGACAGTCTGCCCACGTACCGCGTCTACGAAGACGAGAGTGGCACGCCTTTGCTCACGGGCAGCATGGCGCTTCTCGACTCGGCTAACACGAACGGAAACTACTCGGAGCAGATCACGCTCGCTTCCGGCAGCGGCTTCGAGAAGGGGAAAAGCTACACCATTCGGATCGAAGCGACTGTGGGCGGAATCGGGCCTGGAGTGGTGTACCGTTATTTCCAGGTCGAAGCCGAGGTGGACTCCAACACCGTCTCTCCGAACGTCACCGTGGGCGGATACGCAGCCGGGCAAGACCCCGCTACCCTGATCGACTCTGGAAGCACCAAGTTGACCACGGTTGTGAACCAAACCGACACACTGGAAAGCTCGGTAGCGTCTATCGCGTCTGCGCTCCTGGGCCTACAGAGCGACGTTGACGCTATCGAGGCAGTGCTGGCCGCAATCAAGGGTGCGGGTTGGACGGATCAAACCCTGGTCGCGCTGAAGACAGCCATCGACTTGAAGCTGAATGCTTCCGATTACGTGGCTCCGAACAACGCGGGTATCACCACGATAATCAACGCGACCGACACCCTAGAATCTGGCGTGGCAGCCATCGCTTCGGCTTTGCTTGATATGCAGGCTGACGTTGACGCGGTAATCGCAGCCATCGACGCCATCAAGGGGGCAGGCTGGACGAACCAGACGCTCGTTGCCCTGAAGGCAGCCCTGGACCTGAAGCTCAACGCCTCGGATTACGTGGAGCCCGACAATGACGGCATCGCGGATGCCGTAGCGCAGACGGATACCGTCGAGAGCGTTCTTACTACATTGGCAGCGGCGGTAAACTCCGTTCAGTCGGACACTGACGCCATCCAGGTAGTGCTGGCTGCCATCATGGGCGGCGGCTGGAGCAACCAGACCCTAGTTGCCGTTTACGCGCTGCTTCAAACGGTAGCCAGCCAGACTGACACCCTGGAAGCCGGTCTCGCCTCGGTTCAGGAAGACGTAGCCCTGATCCTGGACACGTTGGCGACCATCCAGGGGGTAGGCTGGTCCGGTCAAACCCTGGTCGCTATCCAGGCCGCGCTCGCGCTGAAGCTGAACACGTCGGCCTACGTGGCACCGGATAACGCTGGAATCGCAACCATCGAAAGCGCCGTAGCAGCCATCGCGTCCTCTCTGCTGGACGTGCAAGAAACTGGAGAGGCCACGGAAGCCGCTGTGGCGGCCGTCAGTGCTGTTCTGGAGGCGATTAAGGGTCCTGGGTGGTCCACGCAGACTCTCGTGGCTCTGAAGGCCGCTGTGGACCTGAAGCTGAACACCGAGGACTATACCGAGGCCCCCACGGTCGATCAGATCATGGACGCCATCGCGGCCCGGTTCGGGGAAGGCTCTTACGTCTTCGAGCCGTTGGGCGACAACGCCGTCACCATCCGAGTCCGCGACGACCTGACCAACCCGGTTTTCGGGGTCAAGGTCACCCTTCGGGCAGGCGGGTCCATCAAGGGTCAGAAGATTACGGGCGTAGACGGAACGGTGGTGTTCAATCTGTCGGCCGGTGACTTCACTGTGGACGCCAGTGTCGTCGGCTACAACGGGGTCGTCGGCCAGGAGTTCACGGTATCAGGCGACCAGACGGAAGACGTGACGCTTACCACGTTGACGATCAGCGAGCCGGTAATGCCCGGCGCGTGCGTGGTCTACGGCTACGTGTTTGACGGCGCTGGAAACCCCATCGAAGACGCCGAGGTGCGGGTCAAGCTGATCGACCAGCCCGACGTAAACGACGAGGTGCTGCTCTCACTAAAGGAGCAGACAGTCACGACAAATAGTGATGGACTGTTCGAGGTGAACGTCATTCGCAAGGACCAGTTCCGCAAGGGCTTTGGTCGCTACGAATACAACATCCCGGCCATCCCCATCGTCAAGCGGGCAAGCACGCCTAACGCTGACAGCTACCTCTTCAACAACCTGGTGTAAAGCTATGGCCGATCCGCGCATTCTAACCTTCCAAGTGCCCAAGAGAACGGGCGTGACCAACTTCCAGATCGGCTTCAGTGACGACGGGGAGAATTGGGATACCGTCAAGGTCGAAGGAGTAACCGACCTTGACGTAGACCTGCTCGCCAGCGACTACACCTACGAACTGGACGGAGTGAACATCGAAGACGATGCTGACAACAACAGTCAATCGGCTTCGATTGCTCCGCAGTGGTATCGCGTCCGCGTCAAGATCGGCGGTAAATGGAAGCAGTGGGGCGAGCCCTTCGTTCACCCTTCACCGGAAGACTTCGTGTCGGCGATGAAGCGCCAGCTAAAGGACCCTTCCCTGGAAGGCGGCACGGCTCTGCTAATCGACGCTGACTACCGGCTGCACGTCGCCAACGCAGTAGAGGCGTTCGAGAAGTACCACCCGGCAATCGCCGAGGAAGTGTTCGACATGGAAGCCTCGGTGACGGGCTATTCGCTGCCTTGGGAGTGGACCCAGAGCTTCAGCCATATCACCCAGGTCGAATATCCCGTAGGGTCTAGCCCTCGCCGGTTCCTTCCCGCTGACTACGTGATCTACGATCAGTCGGTAGGGCAGTGGCGCTGGCGCAGGATCGACCCTAGCCAGGGTGAGCAGGCACGCCTCTACTTCACAACCCGGCATAACCGCGACGGCAGCACTGTTCCGATGGCGAACTTCAACTCGGTTCTGATGTGGGCAACCGGGGACGCCGCGTCACAGCTACGCGCCAGCCGCAACCAGTTCGGGGACGTGTTCACCGGAGCCGATTTCGCGCAGATCGACCCACGCATCCGGGAATGGGGCAAGATCGCCACCGACTTCAAGAAGCAGGCGGAAGCCATGTGGGGAGCAGGGGTGACCGGCGTACGCTCTAACATCGCTCACTATGAAGACCACGGCCGGATTCCTGGCCGTGTCCTGGGGCCGTAATGCGGAATTCTGGCATCGAATCACTTCACGGGCCATACGGGCTGCTTCGGCGTTTATCTGACGACCAGATGAACGTCAGGCTTCGTGATGCCTGCGACGATACAGCCGCACTAATCCAGTCAAAGATCATCGACCTTGCCCCGGCTTCATTCGCGCCAGGCATTGAAGCTCACGTTGAACAAGACGGTGAAGGGCGGTTCAAGATCGTTGCAACGGCAACCCATAGGCGAGCCAGTGGTTGGGACGAATCAGGTCCAGTAGTTGACATTGCACCGTTTGTCAATGATGGAACTGGTATGTTCGGACCTAACCGCCGTATGATCCGACCGACGAACCGGAAGTGGATGTACTTCTTCTGGGAGCGACCTGGCGGTGCCCGCGACTATCCAGGCTTCAAGTACGGCTTCAAGTTCATGAAAGAGAACCACGGTCAGAAGCCGCAGGGCTTCATGGAACGTGGCTGGCGGAACGCTATGCGGGTTGCCCGGCGCAGGTTTGGGCAGATGCTCAAGAAGTAGGGCTGCGACTCCGACAAGCCCTATTGCATGGCACGTCCCATTTCATACAACGAACTGATCGCCGCAATCAAGGCCGCAGCCGACGAAGTGTCTGGCCTGGGCTCGTTCGATCTGCTGCCTGGCGGGGCATCCCCTTGGTCTCGAAATGGCGGCGTGCCTACATTTCACTGGTGGGCCGAGGTGATCCAGGCCAAGCAGCGGATCACGACCATTCCAGGCTCCGAGCGCACTATGAGTGCCAGGAAGGAATACTCGGTCCTGGTCGAAGGCTGGTATCCGGTCGTAACCCCGAAGAACTCGCAGGCTACCTGGGACGCCGGTATTGACGCCTTGCTTACCAAGCTGGAGCGCAAACGCTTCCCGGCTCGCCCTATCCCGGTAATGTTCGAGCGAGGCCAATTGGTTGAGAACAGCCAGCAGATGAAGGCCAGCTTGCATCAAGGGGATACGACCATCCTTTGCCACCACTGCCGCTTCTTCCTGACCTACTCCCAGGAGTATGAGTTCACCACTGTTGACTAGGAGAGTCAATGACTACAGCAGAGCCTACCGCGTCACTCTCTCTTTCAGTGGCAGCGAACAACGCCTTTTCCGGCGACACAGAAGGCCAGCGGCAGGGTAGCCGCTCTTACAGCCGCTCCTTCCAGTGCGACCCCGCCTTGCCCGAAATCATCGGCATGGGTGCATTCCTGTCGGCCGTGGAAGTCACCTGCGAGGCAGGGGAATGGCACCTGGCCGACTTGACCGACCCATTCCAGGGAATGGGCGATTCTCTCTGGAATGACGACCAAACTCCGGTCGGCAAGTCCCTGAATATGCTGCTCGTGATTTCGGCCGACGACAACGAGGATTCGGTCACGATCCGGGTTCCCGCAGCAAATGGTTGCCCGATCCTAAAGGGGACCACGCCAGCATACGAGATTAAACCAGGAGGCGTCTTTCTCTTCCTGGACCCGACCGGCGAACTCGTGTCGGCCTTGGCGAGAGGGACCAACGACATTATCACCATCGAAATCTCTGGAGGCGCACCAGTCGTCTCCGTGCTGGCGATTGTAGGACCGTAACTATGGCAGACCAGAAGAAGCCCGACCCTTATGTCGCTGCGCAGGAGAAGCTGGACGCCGAGTCCGGCGAGCGCACCGTTTTTTACCATCCTGGCCGGAAGTGCAACTGCCTCTGCGCTGGCGATGGCGAAGTCCAGGAGCAGGGTGTCCCGAAAGGCTACGAACTCGACGTAGAGCGGTGGGAGAAGGACGGCAAGAAGGGCGCGGCGTTCCTGCGCAAGATCAAGCCGGTCGAGCCCACGGTGGAGACCCAGGACGGGACCGCTCCGAAGAAGTGACGACGCTGCTAAATGCTTCCGACCATCGAGACCATAATCCAGGGAACGGTAGACACTATTAGTGCGCTATCCGGCATCGGGCAAGTCGGCAAACAGCAAGGGGCGCAATCCCCTTGGGCCAAAGCTCCGGGTCAGAAGCAGTGCTTCTGGATTGTGACACACGAGCAGTCGCAGGCAAGTAGCGCAGGTGTCGGTGGCACCGTCAAAAACAAGAACGTTCGCATTCGCCGGATTGTGATTGACGCCTGGATGCCGTGGTCGGTAGGCATCAGAACCGGCGAGACGTTCCGAGACAAATTAAACGACGTTGAGTGGCAGTTAACGACAAACAAAGGCTTGGGAGTGTGCGCAAAGATGCTGTCTGTTCCTAACCTGGATTACAGCAAAGTTGAGCCATATTCAAGTCTCAATGTAAACGACGAACCACGCATCTGCCACCACGCACGAATTTCATTTGACGTGATTGCACATCACACCACGGAAGGGAGTTAGCCATGCGCTCACTACACGCATCCGAGGGAGTCCTGCTCTACTCCCTTCAGTCGGTTTTCGCAACGGCGGTAGCCCCCGCTGAAACGCTCGGCATCGCGGAATACAACGCGACCGACGACGGGGACTTCCGGCAGTTCTTCACGGTCGGCAAGAAGAACCTGCACAAGAACAAGGCAGGCAACGCGAAGGTGGACTGGCAGGTTCGCTTGAACGGCCTCGGGAGCCCCGATCTGCTGGCGCTCGGCGTCCGCACTTCCGGCCAGGTGCCGTGGATTACCTGGGGCTTCGGTTCCGATGCCGTGGACGCCTCGCCGGAAGCCTGGCAGGTTCAGGACAGCAAGTGCGACACGCTGGAATGCTCGCTCGACGGTGGCGGCATCCTGACGGCCAGCCTCCAGGGCATCGGCGGGCAGAAGTCCACGCTGACGACCCTGACGGCCGATCCGGGTGACGACAATCCGTTCTTCAGCTACGAAGCCATCTGCACCCTGGCGGGCAGCGCGTTCGAGTTGAAGGGCTTCCGGTTCACCGTCAACCACAACCTGACGCCGGAGTACGTGATCCGGGGCACGTCCGTCTCTTCGGCTCGCCGCCGACTGTGGGACTACCTGACGGAAGGCAACGAGGAAATCAGCGGCTCGGTGATCCTGGCCCGCAAGTACTCGAAGGACTTCCAGGCGCTCTGCCCGGCCGCTGACGGCGACCTGGTGCTGACGCTCACCGAGGCGTGCGATGCCCTGAACACGTTCGCCATCACGCTCGAAGACGTGGAGTTCTTGAGCCAGGCGCGGAACATGCCCGCCGATGGCTACGGGACGTTCGAGCTTCCCTTCAACGCCAAGGGATGGTCGGTAGCGTAAGCTACTGAACAAAGTGAAACAAGATACAGTTGGCGCGGTATAAACTACCGAACCGGCTGAATTGACTGGCCGGGGGTCCTAGTGACCCTCGGCCGCTTTTTCGAGGAGTGAGCCCCGTGCCCGAAAAGACCGAAGGAATGACACAGGAAGAACTGGAAGCGCAGATCGCCGAGGACTTCGATCCCGGCCTCTCCGGTTCCAGCGTTGCCGCGCTGTTCTCCGCGCACCTGGACGCCGAGGAAATCCCTTTCACCATCGGCGAGTGCAAGCAAGAGTCCTCGGCTACGCTTCGACCGATGGACGCCGACAAGCTGTCCCGCTACCGCGATAGCGTCAGCCGCTTCTCCACCGTGGAAGGGCAGGAGACGAAGTTCTACTTCGAGCCCGCCACGGCCGAGTCCGAGGTGGCGCTGCTGCTCGGCACCGTCGAAGCCATGACCATCTTCTGGGACAAGCCCGTGGTCGGTGGCGGCACGACCGTGGAGCAGATTCCCTTCCCGAAGCCCGGCCCAGGCCGCATCCTGTTCTTCCAGCGGATGCACCCTGACCTGCGGAAGAAGCTGGTCCACGAGTGCAAGCGCGTCAACGGGCTGCACCCCGCAGTCCCAAAGTAGGGCCTCGATGGTGTAAGCGGGTAGAAAACTTCCTCGACGCTCTTGCCGATAGTTACTATAGAGCCCGGCTTGGCGCGAGGAAGGAACCGCTCGGTTTTCTCCAGCTTTACATCATCGAGCTTTACAACGCTTACGAGCATCACAACATTCTGCCTACCAACCAGAATGCCGGATACGGCGGGCAGAATCCACGGTTGATGGAAGCGTTTGGAAGGCTACGCGCCAAAGACGCTGAAATCAGGAAGCAATCAGAAGGCGGATAAACCGTGGATCAGGAAACGCTAAAGCTCGTTCTGGAAGCTCACAACGCAGCCTCTCCGATTATCAAGCAGGTCAGGAATGATCTACTTGCTGCGGAGAAGGCTGCGACGAGTTTGAACAAGTCGCTCAAGATCAAAGCGTCCGGTGCATCAGAAGTGCAGCGGACTATGCAGGGCATTAAGCGCCAGATCACCGAAGTGATCCAGGCTGCTGATCGACTGCATAAAGCTCTACGTGTTAAAGCCACACGAGACGCTTCTATCGGCTCTGTGTTCAACGGTATTCGCTCCGAAATCAAGAAGACGATCCAGGAAGCAGACCGGCTGCATAAAGCTCTTAACACCAAATCGAGCGCAAAGGCTTTCTCCAATACCGACCTGGCGAAGTTCGTAAAGGACCTTGCTGCGGCTGCAAAGAATGTGCGCGACTTGAAGGCATCGCTGCGCAGCAACAACCTGAAGCTGACTTTCACTTTCAGCTATCGCGGCTCGAAGTCGATGGACAAGTTGATCGCCGACTTGCGAGCCGTAAACAAGCTGCTGGCGGTCACGGCCAGCCGTTCCGCTGCGGCTGCCAGTGGACTCAACGGCCTGCGCGGGCCTCGGGTCAATACCGGAGGTGGCGGCGGCGGCGGCGGGAACGGCAACCGAGCAAACAAGCTGTTCTCTGCTGTCGGCGATGTTTTCGGCGGTGCCGGTGAAGCGATAGGCGGGGTTGGCCGGGTTACCGGAGCCATCATGGGCTTCGGCGGTACGCTCATGCGTGTCGGCGACTTCGCGCTCGGGTTCGGCAAGGCCGTTATCAGCGGAGTCGTGGGCACCCTTCAGGAAGTGGAGAAGGCTGCGGCGGTCACTACCGGGGTACTAACCGGGCTCGGCGTAGTTACCGCGAAGCTCGGCACCGACTTCAACCAGTTCAAAGAGAACACCCTTCAGACCTTGGCCGCGCTTACCAAGAGCGGAGAGAAGGCGCAGAAGATTTTCGACTTCTCGTTCCAGCTTGCCATTCCGGCCAAGTTCACGTTCGAGGAAGTCCTGGAAGGCGCACGCACGCTCGAAGCATTCGGCATTAGCCTTGACCGTCACGGCCAAGCCACGGGTCGCTACCTGACCAACGCAGTAGCACTGGCACAGGGTATGGAGAAGCCGCTGGCGCAGGTGACCCGGTTCCTCGGCAACCTGTCCCAAGGCCGTTTGCTGCTACAGCAGGCAGCGCCTCTCGGCATGGGCCGTCAGACGCTCCAGCAGTACGGCGTCGAGTTCGATAGCCACGGTTCGGCGACCGACCGGACCAAGCTGCTTGAAGCGGCGATGAAGGCAATCGAAGATCGGTGGGGCAGCCTGCTTGATAAGATGGCGAACACCTACGAGTCCAAGCTCGACTCTATGGTGTCCATGACGCGCATGTTCTCTGGCAAGATCACCGAGGGGTTGTTCGGCCATCTGACCAAGGCCTACGGCAACGTCGCTGACCTGTTCCAGAACCTTATCGACCCGAAAGCTATTGTCAACGGCGTAGAAATCTCCGTCAAGCAGGCCGAGGCTCGTGTCAAGACCCTGAAGGAAGAACTCGCGGGTCAGAAGTCGATGCAGCAGGAGTACTCTGGCGGCAGCTACTCCCCGCAGCTTCGGACAGAGACGGCAGAGGGCATCAAGTCCACGGAGCAGGAGCTTGCCAACGCGACCAAGACCCTATCGGCTGTTAAGGCTGAACTCGGGCCGGTCTACTCACTGGTTGAAGCTCTGAAGACGCCGTTCGACTTGCTCGGGTCGGCCATTGAAAAGGCGACCGAGGCGTTGCCGGGGTTCGTCAACTGGCTTTCCCAGGTGCTCACCAAGGACCGCATCATCGACTTCCTGTCGGAAATCATTGCGGTCGCTCGGGTCATGTGGGAGGACTTCCAGGAGTTCTTCAATCAAGCCAGTGGCGGCAAAGGCCTGGTCGGTATCTGGGAGAACTTCCGCAACTTTGCTCTGGATGCCATCGACGCTGTGATGGAAGCGTGGACCGAGTTCCGCGCCAACGTCGAGTATGCGATGAAAACGGCACCGGAGCTATTCGCCATGCTGATCGAGGCGGCGGGCCAGTTGAAGGCGGCTCTGGAAGCTATCGTCGGCTTGATGGTGCTGAACTTCGGGGCGCAGGTAGCGTCGGGCATCTTCCAGATCGTGGGCGGCATCGGGCAGATGGTCGTGGGAGTAGTTCGCCTGGTCGGGCTGATGCGCGGCGGCGGCGGCTTCCTGGGTGCCCTGAAGCAGATGCTAGGGCTCGGAGGTGCCGCAGGGGGCCAGACGGCCGCTGGCGGGGCTTCTGGGGCCGCTGGCGCGGCTGCCAGTAATGGCGGGCGGATGGCGGCGGCAATGGCGAAGATGCCGAAAGGCTTGGGGCCTGCTGGCATCGTAGGTGCGCTCGCCGATTGGGGGACCAACCTGCTGCCTGACAACGAAGGCGGATGGGGCAAGCATGGCGCGGCTGGTGCCATCGGGAAGATCGGTGGCCGGGCTGCAAGCATGGCCGCTACCGGCGCTATGGTGGGCTCGTTCTTCCCTGGACCCGGTACGGTGATCGGCGGGGTTGTTGGCGGGGTTGGCGGTGCAATCTGGGGTGGCATCGACTTCGCTAACGGTCGCAAGGACTACGAGGAGCGCAAGCGTGCTGCAACTCACAAGCGTGGTCTGACTATCAACGACATTAAGTCGGCCAAGCAGAAGTGGGAAGAGTCCTCGAATGTGCAGCTTCAGGGGATGGCCGGAACCGCGCAGGGTGTTGGCAAGTGGGCTATCGGTCAGGCTACCGGGATGGCTGGAGACGCTATTCCTGAACGGTTCAAGCAGTGGAACGCCGAGCGCGAGAAGTACGTAGCGGGCCAGATGGACGGTGCTAAAGGCCGTGCTGCCCGCCGACGCGAGCGCCTGGGATACCGGGACAAAGCCAAGGAGTTCCTGAACGGTCTCACGGGCGGCGAAATGGAAATGCCCAAGGACAAGAAGGGAGACGACATTTCGCCTTCCACGATCATCGGCGGCGGCAGTCAACCCGGCCACGGTGGCTTTACCTACGTCGGCGATATGCCGAAGCCGCAGGATCAGTTCCGTGACCCGGATGTAGTGTCGGCACAGATCGAAAGCTACGAGAGCCGCTTCAGGGGAATGACCAGTAACGAGCAGGCCATCGCTCGACAGAAGCTACTCCCGCTCTACCAAGAGAAGATGAAAGGCGACCGGGAAGCTGTTACTGCTGCGCAAGAGGAAATGGCAAACACCATTAACTCGTCTGGTCAGCAGAAATCGGAAGACGAAACGAACAAGGACAAGATCAACTACTGGAAGGCAATCGAGAAATTCTGGAAGTCTGAAGCAGAAGTCCAGGAGATTCAGCGCGAGGCGCAAGACGCTATTCACAATCGTCTCAAAGAGGCGAATGAAGCACGAATGGCGGCGGTGCAAGCGCAGATCGAACTCTTGCCAGATAGTCAGCAGGCGGCGGCTCGCCAGGCGCAGTTGGTCCCATACCTGGCGCAGCAGCATCGGCTAGTCCTGAACAAGCTGAAGACGGTCCAGAAGGGCTCTCTTGAAGAGTCTCGACTTCTCGAAGAAGAAGCGAAGATAAGGAAGCAGATCACCGAGACCAAGAACGAGGCTGTAGACGAAGCGGCGAAGCAGGCGTTCGAGGGTCCCAGGCGTCAGTTCGGCACGTTGAAGAAGCTGATCGGAATGATGCCGAAGGGCTCGCAGAAGGGTGCGATGCAGGCGCTCTTGATGCCCCGGATCAAGGCGGCTATGGCCGGTGCGCAGCAAGAGCGAGACCCGGTGAAGCGCCAGGAGAAGCTGCTTGAAGTCGCCGACATGTTCAGCGAACTGAAGGAAGCCAAGAAGTCTGGCGACCCGTTCAGCGGTATGTTCGACAAGGCAATGGCAGGCGAGCGCCAGGGTGCCATTGGGCGCTACCAGCAGATGTTGATGGGGCGCAAGAATGGCCGTGGTCAGCGGATCGGCAAGCAGAAGGACATTTTCGCTGCTATGTCGCCGTTCGCTCCGGGAGCCGGTGTTGGCGGCGGAACAGCGTTTTCGCAGGACAAGTTCACGCAGCTAATTTTCCAGCTTCCGGTCAACGCAAGCGAACAACAGATCGCTGATTTGATTATGAAGGTAATGCAGGACCAGATGGGTCCTGGGAGGTAACCTTCATGATCCGAGAAACGAAGATCACCGGCCAGGAGGCATTCATCCGAATGGCCGGTGATCCCGACGTTGTAAAGCGAACAATCAAGCAGTCGCAGGCTGCGTTCCCGCAAGATCGCTGGCAGCAGTCCTGCCACTTCGCCTGGAAGCTACTCTACCTGTCAGGCATCGAAACTGCGCTCGGCAGCCATCGCGGCGGCTTCGCGCAGAACCTTGGACAGCGCGGATGGAAGGCTGTCAACGTCAAGTCGCCCGGCTGCCTGAAGGCTGGCGACATAGCCATGACCGAGGAAGGCTACGTCAGCGTGGTCGCCAAGGTGGACACGGCCGGTAATTTCTGGCACGCCGTTGACGTTGGCTGTGAAGAAGGCAAAGCCGTGCGCCATGAAGGTGTCGGTAGATACCTCTTCCTGCGTCCTGGCGGCGGCGGGTGAGGGGATAAGAAAGCTCCGGTCGGAGCATCCCCCAATCCTACAGTGCCGCCTGAAGTAGCCGCCAGAATGGCTATGTACCCGTTGCACCCGAATCCTCCAGCTAACACCTGGCCGATGCCACAGGAGAAGGTGATCGTCGCCGAGGGCAACACGATCATCGTCCAGCCGGGAGCCACGGTCTATATCGTGAACGGCGGGCCTCCCACAATCTATGGACCGGACGGCCAGCCTGTGCCGCCTGGAACGCCTGTTCCGAGACCTGGCAAGAGAGCCTGACGATGCCTATACCTGCTGGCTACTGTGATACCGGCGAACGCTTCACCATCCAAGCGAGCGGCACCATCACGATCAACTATGGTCCTTGTGGGCCTGACGCTGACGTGACGAGCCAGCAGGTATTCGCGTCTGCCTGGGTGACCCCGGCTCCACAGATCGAGATTAAGCACCGGATCAACGGAACTACGGGCTTGGTCGAAGTCTTCGCTGACAAGCCGTGGGCTCCGCTAGACCCAAGCAAGGTAATCATCGACACGGTGTCGCAGTCGTACCGTGGCGTCGTGAACGCCGATTACTCGGTGACCGCTGGACCGTTCTACCTGCTTGCGAACTCCTGTGGCACGCTTCATTGGTGGGCAAGCCCTGACACCCTCGTTTGCTACTACATCGAAGGCCAGGGTGCTTGCCGGGCGATGTATAGCGGCTGGACACAGATGGTCAACGGCATCGGCGCTACGTCCTTCCAGGGTAGCCGAGCCAATATGCCAGGTGGCTGTGACGAGAGCAAGCCGTTCCTGCGAATCAGTCACACGGACAACCTCGGCAAGCTGGCTGCACAGGCCGACGCAACCAGTTGCGGCAGCCACGTCTGCGTGCGCAAGGATGGCACGAACCTGAAGTGGTGGGTGCAAAGCCCAACCAGCGGGCCGGAAGTGCGAAGCTGGCAGGCTGGCAACATGACCGCTGAAGCCGCCGCTTGGTGTCAGGCTCGCATCTGCGTACTCGACTCTTGCGACAACACGCCGATCCCTGGTGCCACGGTCGAGATTTACGATCAGTGTAATCCCCTTACTGGAAATATGGGCGGCGGTGCCTACTTGCTCTCTTCCGGTGTTACCGGGAGCGACGGTTGTGTTACCTTGCCCTACAAGGGCATGTATGCCGTATTCAGCGTTTACAAGCAGTGTTATCAGAGTGTAGGAGGCAGCGGTTTCGGCTCCGTGGGTGCCTGTAGCTGTGCTGGTAATGACGGTAGCAGTAGGCCAGGACTCACTGCATTCCTGCATCCGATGCTGCGCGTCGGCTCTGGCTGTTCAGGGCTGAAGCCGTGCGTCTGCCCTGACGGTACTACCTGGAACGAGCAGTGCCAAATCTGTCAACCTGAATGCGGCCCCTGCCAGACCTGGGTTCAGTCTCACTGCCGGTGTGAGACTATGGACACCTCGTGTGACGGTGGCCGCATCTTCTCTTGGGACGACTGCGAATGCCACTGCCCTGAAGGGTCGATCCTTTGCAACGACTACTGCATTTACGAGCCTAGTAAACCTCCGTGTTACGAGGAGCTTAACGGGCGCTGGAACGGCACGACCTGCAATTGGGAAGTAGATGATCCGGTCTTGCCGCTATGCGGCGAGGAGCGGGCTTGCACCTGGCGCGAGAACCTGTGTCAGTGGTGCTGCATCTTCCACGACGGCAACCCGCAGAATACCGGGTGCCCTTCCGGCTACACCTGGGATGCCGAGAAGAAGGACTGCGTAATCCCCGAGCCGGGAAAGGGCTGCCCGCCTGGCTACACCTGGAGTGAAGACGCCGACGACTGTATCAGCGTGACAACCGCTGAAAAGCTATGTCCTGTCGGCTTCTGGGATAGCAACCGTGGTCAGTGCGTTACTTCGGGCTCGCCCGGTTCAAAGCTCTGCGGCAGCACCGGCTCTTGGGATAACACCTGCGGGCAATGCACGTATCCGATGCCGTGTCCAGAGGATCACGTCTACGACATTTCTACGTGCGAATGCGTTCTTGATTGTCCTGACGGTGAAGAGGTTTGCAACGGCGTTTGCATTCAACGTCCAGAACAGCCTCCCTGTTTCTCGGAGCGTAATTGTCACTGGTCAACTACTGAATGCAAATGGGTGTGTGACGACGCTACTTGCGAGCCTAATCATTACTATGATTGGGACGAATGCGAATGCTCGCCTGTTGATAAGAAGTCGAAGTATTCAGGAAACATAGACACCTGCTTTAGCTTCGATATGACGAAGCTGCACTGGTTCCGTAGTGGCGTATCTCCTGACACGAAGCTCTACGTTGACACTTTCCATCTTGATGTAAGCCAACCCGGAAATTGGGTTCTGGAAAGCACCGCTGAAATTATAGATAAGGGCGCGTCACCGTCGATCATCAAATGGGGGAGAGACGGGTTCATGTCGTTGGCCTACCTCGACCTGGACAGCGGGAACGCAATGTCCCAACTGTGGGACCCGCTCAACGGGGCAAGGAACATGGTAACGGTAGCCGGTGGCGCAAAGTGGGTTGACCACAAGATGGACAAGTGGGGCAGGACCGTGTTCGCGGTCTATACCGGCGACTGGTCCGTCTGCATCGGCAAGCTCGGCGGCGACGGCAAGCTGGTCATTTCGGCCGGGCCGGTGCTGATGCAGGACAAAGACGGGAACGGCATGAACGGTGCCGAATCTCAAGGTTCACTCCTACCTCTCCCCGATGGTGGAATGCTATTCACGTTCACTGACAAGAGCGGGAATTCAAAGCAAGTCCACTGCCGAATGCTGAATGACGATGGGAGCGGGGAGTGGAACTAGATGGCTGAAAGGGTAGTCCCGATCCTTCAGATTCGCCGTTTCAGGAACGGGTCCGAGCCTTACTTCGGACCCGGTTCTGACTTCGGCTATTCCTGGTACTCTTCGCTTAACAATGAGTTCAAGTTCGGTAGCGTAAGTTACCTGTCCGTGGACTCTGTTCTAGGCGCACCGATCTACGCTCCGATGGTGGAATACATCGGCACGGAACGGATGCGTACCGCCAACCGGGATAACGGGCACGACGTGCCGATTGGCCTCGTGATGAAGCCGTTCGTCATTCCCAAAGACGTTGGGGAATGGGAAACGCTGCCTGGCGACCTGGGTGTCTGGGAGACTCGCACGTCTTTCATGAACCCTCCCGTGGAGCTTCTGACGCAGAACTTCCAGGGTGTTGACAGCGCGGGAGACACGGTAATCGCTCCGTGGGGCTCGCAGTCCACCTACTCCCATCCTGGCCTGCCGAGCTTCGCGTTCACGATCCTGCCTGCGGCGGTCTCGCCGGATTACAACCCGTTCGTCGGTGGCGTCCCCTACAGCCAGGTTGCCTGGTCTGGCGGCAAGTGGGCTATCCGGTTCTTCAATCACGGCAACCCGGTACTGATGAAGTCCTTCGGCGGCATCATGGTCCCGCTGATGGAGCTTGGCTCACCGGCCCGAATGAACAACGGAGACAACCCCGATTTGATCGAAGGCATCGTGCGGCACCAGCGGGGAGCCCTGATGATTTCGATGGACCACGGGGCAACCTACGACGTGTGGTGGGAGCCGACCAACACTCCGGTCTCTTGCCCGTCTGGCAAGTACCAGTTCACCGGCTTGGGGATGGCGGCGGCTCTAGGCATTCACCAGGTGGCCTACGGCGACGATCAGAACCACGGACACTACGACAGCCCGAAGCTGCCAATGGAGCGACTTCGCGCCGGGTCGCCAACGCTTGTCAACTTCAGATACGCGAACGCGACGAACACGGCGGTCACCGTCCAGAACATCGCGCCGACCACGACCACGACCTACATGCAATACCGGATCAACATGACGGCCGGTGTTGTGAACACGTCGCACTTTGCGTATTACTACTCCCCCGAATCGTATGCCGTGGAGTTGGCGTATCCGACCACGCCAAGCCTCTACTTCCCGATGCACGACAACGGGGCGACGTTCGAGGGGCGTATTCAACAGCTTACCATTGACAAGCCCTTTGAACTCGATGAAGCGACCTGCTCTTTCACCTGCCGCTACACCGTAGACGAAGGCGGGCCGCAAGGTAGCTTCGGGCTCAATCTGATTCAGGTCTGGGGTGGTTGGCAGTATGACGACGGGTCGAACGACGTTGATCTGCTGTTCACCGGCTACCTGGTTGATCCGAAGGTTACCCAGGTCAACAGCAACTACATCACCGTCAGCTTCACGGCTCACTCTACAGCCTTGCGCCCGAAGCGGATGCAGTGGCGAGACAGTAACGCCTCGCCATACGATGGCTTGACGCCCAACCAGGCACTCTTGAAGTGGGCCGTCTCGATGGGTCTCAACGCCAGCTTCCTCGCCTTCGACAGCACCGGCCGGGGAGACAACGTGCTGCTGCCCGCCGAGTCGCCGGAAGAACCTGCTTACGTGCCCGTGGTCGGCGAGGCTCGATGGGACATTATGGCGAAGATCGCCGAGTATGCCCGTCTGGAGCTTGGCGTAATGAACAACGGCTCGTATGCTCTCTTCCCGAGCGACACGTTCGTGTTGACGCCTTACACCTGGGACGCCGCGCCGGTCAACAACAACACCTCGCACATTGAGAGCATCAGCCTGGAACAGCGCGTGCTAGACACCTTCACCGGAGTTTTAGTGCGCGGGCGAACAATGTGGAATGCTCAAATAGCCGCTTGGATATACGACAGTGACGCCGAGACCAATATCTTCAGTAGTAGGTTCCGACCCTGGCCGGAATGGACTGTGGAGACTATCGACCATCCGGTAACTCCGCAGTGGCTTGGGCAGGTAGCTCTTGGCCTGGCCTGGAACAAGATCGTCCCCAACTTCGAGCTTACCTGGAAGGGCGAGCTTGCCACCTTCGTTTCCAGGCGTCACGCCGTCTGGGTGCGAGGCACGACGGTAGGGGCGGGCAACTTGGTCAAGGTCGGCGTGCTATCGCTACGGCACACCTTTGACCGGAACGACCCGATGATGGCGTGGACCGAGGTGCGCGGAAGGAAGCTCTCCTAATGAAGTCACCACGCAACCCGGTCCAGGCGCTACGCAAAGACCTTCGCCGGTCCCAGGTCGAGACAACTGTGGGCATGACCATCTTTGTCCTCGGTCCTTCCGGCGAGGGTGACCAGTTCTCGGCAGCAGAGATTGACAAGCAAGGAAACATCGTAGAGTGCGCACAGTTCGACGTAAACAAGTTCGATGAAAGCACCTTCTGCGACTAGGCTGATAACACGCTCATGGCAACAACTGTCTATAACCTTCAGAACGATGCGGCGAAGTGCAAGAAGATCAGCAGCGCCCAATGGAACAAGCTCGCCAACACGCTTGAACTCGTGGCGGTCAGCTTGGCCGAGTTCGGCGGCTCTGGCTTCCTGACGGCAGGAGACTTCAATGCGTCGGCTGTGGTCGGGCAGAAGAAGGCCTCGGTCTCTTCCGGCCGGGTGATCGTCGGAGAGACCGGGGAGCGCAAGCTGGTCCACGAAGACGACCTCCAGGAAGTGGACCTGGTAGGCACCACAGTCTCGCCGCAGGTCAACTACGGCTACGTGACCCAGGAAGGCACCGTCACCGTAGTTCAGAACCCCATGAACGCGCCTGCAAACTCGATGCTGGCGTGGACCTGTGACTGCGACGACGATGGGGGCTCGAACTTCGACAACTTCCCGGATGGCCGGGTAAACCTGCTCTCCTTCCTGGCGCTCAAGGTCACGGGCGACGACCGGCAGGGTGGCTACCTGAATGACAAGCTGGACGCCGGTACGGGTGTCACGCTCACTGTCACTGGAACGGGAGCCGACGAGAAGCTGGTCATTGCCGTGGACCCGGCCGCTATTCTGGACTACAAGGTCAAGGCGGATGGCACGGACACGCAACCCGACTACCTGGGAGACGCGCTGCTCGCGGGCACGGGCATCACCGTAGCTGTAGAGACCGTCAGCGGCACGCAGCGCAAGGTGCGTATCACCAACTCGGCACCGGACGATAAGAAGCTCCTGACGAGCGGTGCCGACACCGTAGCCGCTTACCTGGGTGCCAAGCTGTCTGCGGGTGCCGGTATCACCATCGAAGAAATCGACGGGGCTCCAGGCGCGGGCAAGATCATCCGTATCACGGCCGACGCAGCCGAGGAGGGCGGCACGGACATTAAGGTCAAGTCTAGCGCGGCCGATGCCGTGGCGGGCTACCTGTCCGACAAGCTCCAGGAAGGCGACGGCATCACGATTGAAGTCGTGGACGGTGCAGAAGGCGAGAAGCTGGTTCGCATCACGTCGGCCACGGCATCGCTGGTCAAGGTAGACGAAGACGACACGACTTCAGGTTACCTGGCTGACAAGCTGTCAGCCGGAACCAATATCAGCTTGACAGTCGTTGAAGACGAGGAAACGGGCGAGAAGACTCTGGTGATCGCCGCCGATGCGTTCGAGTCCAGCGATGAACTGGTGAAGACCTCGGCGGGCGATACGGTAGCCGAATACCTGGCAGCCAAGCTGACGGCTGGCACTGGAATTGCGGTCGAGGAACTTACGGAAGCCGTCACTGGCCGCAAGTACATTCGGATCAGCAACTCGGCCACGACTGCTGACGAGAAGGTGAAGGTCAACGGCTCCGACACGCAGGCTGATTACCTGGGCAACAAGCTGATTGCCGGTTCCGGTATCGCCATCGACACCGTAGTAGCGGGAACCGTTCGCACCCTGCGAATCAGGAACACCGGCAGCGGCATCACGAAGGTGGACTTGCCCGAGTTCACGGTGACCCTCGAAGACAGCGACCAGCTTGTGCTGAAGCTGGACTTCGAGGAAGTGGGCGAGTTCCCGGATGGCCGCTACTTCGTCTGGGTGAACCTGACGCGAGAAGACGAGAGCGAGGTGCCCAACGGCAAGATCGTGGTCACCGAAGGCATCATGGAGAAGACCGGCTCCGTGTGCTACCTGTTCGTCCAGGTCGCCTGTGACGCCGGGCTCGGCGCTGACAGCCTGGACACCGAGGACATTACGTTCAACGTCTCGGTGGCTGGCACGGGTTACGCTACGGCAGGCGGCACCACTATGACGGTAACTCCGGTGGAGTACTGCAACACGGCTGATGATGTAGCCGCGCAGAAGTATGACGCCCCCGTGGGCGCGTTCTTCATGGACGACATTGGGACCAATATCACCGGGTCCGAAGGGTCGTTGAAGAATGCCTGGATGGGTGGTGCAGTCTGCAAGCAAGGGCTCCTCGGAAACATAAGCGGTAAAATCACGGGCGCGGTCCTTACGTTCAGCAACGTGGATTGGGGTAGCTCGGACGCAGAACTGGAAATCAAGTTCAAGACAGATGGCTCCGGTGGCGTTGAAACGGTGACCGTTAGCCCGAACCCGGAAGAAGCGATTTCCGGTTCCTACGGAACTATCGCTATCGACCTGCAAAGCCTGGACTTCCCGTTGGATATAGCTAATTACCACGTATGTTGGGTAACCGCTCGCCTGGCGGCGGGCAGCCTGAACAGCGGGGTCACGCTCGGAGTAGTTCTTTACGGTTGGACAGGGAATAGCCAGTCATAATGCACGTTTATAGAGGCATGGGGACACAGGAAGTAGGGCAAGGTGCCCACAGACCAATCGAGGCGCTGTGGCGGGCATGGGGACCCGCCCGGCGCCCTCTTCGTGACTTGAACGCGCCACTCGGTATCGGGGTGATTACCTACAACCGGCGCGAGCATGTAGTCAAGCTCGTGGAAGCCATCGAGCGCCACACCAAGACTCCGTTCTACCTGGTGATCGCTGACGACGGCTCCACGGACGGAACTTCGGCCTGGGCGCGGGACTGCAACATCCCCGTGGTTACCGGCCGCAACCTGGGGGTGGACTGGAACAAGAACCGGGCTACGCACTACCTGGCGCACAATACGAAGGCCGAGACCTTCATCCTTCTGGAAGACGACGCGCTTCCTTGCGAGGATGGATGGGATCGACTGTGGATAGATGCGGCCCGGCGCTGGCAGCACGTCACCTACGCCAACGATTGGGTCTTCAAGCACAATCCCACCGGCAGTGGAGTACCTGGCAATCCTTACGTCACGCAGAATTGGGTCACGGGCCAAGTAGACGCTACTTCGCGGCACGGGCTGGAGAAGGTCGGCTACTTCGACACCCGCTACTACGGCTACGGGTGGGGTCACGTCGAGCGCGACTGGCGGTTCCGCTGGCAGTTCAACCAACCTGGCTTCCTGTCGATGGATCGCGGGATCAAGTCCGTAGATGCAGGCACCTTCCGCAACGAAGACGAGGTAGCAGGCAACCGCAGCATCTTCGAGCAGATCAAAAACGAGGCCATCTACCGCCATCCTTACCGGGGCGAGGTAGAGAGCGACCGCCTGGTTCACGAGCAAGTCCGGTCTACGTGGCCGCTGGCTCCTGACGCCTGGGATACGAGCAAGCTGTCGGTGATCTGTCCGACCCGCAGGCCGGAACTGGCTCACCGGATGTATGCCTCGCTGATTGCCAGCAATCCCGGCTTCCCCTTCCAGATGGTGTGGGCCTGGAACGGCGAAGGCTCCTGCGACCTACCGGGAACGGTCGTGCCCTACTTGGAGCAGGACTTCCGTTACGAGGAAGCAATCAACCGGGCTGTTATTCAGTCTACTGGCGGCGTGCTAATGATCGTCAATGACGACATTGTGCTGCGCACTGAAGGCCTCTTTCAGAGGATTGTCAACGCCTACAAGCACGATCCTCGACTCGGCGTTCTCCACGGCCAGCAACCGGGCTCCTGGTCCGTTATGTCTGACCCGAACGCGCCCGGCTGGAACGGTGCCTGCTGGACGATCCGGCGCGAGGCGTTCTGCGAAATGGGCGGGCTCGAAGAGACTCTGCTCTCGTACGGCGGCGACGAATTCGTTACCAGGGTGCGCATGAAGCGGCTCGGCTGGAACGGCGGGCGTTGCACCGGGTGGGAGTATCACCACGACAGGCATTCCAGCTACGGTGAAAACCCGAATACTCACCAGTCAACCTACGAAGCTGCGATGGCTTTGGGCTGGCACGGGGTGTCGAAGCATCTGAACCAGGCCGTGGCCGGTCAAGCGCAATCCATCATTCTGCGGGCCGAGGGTCTTGCACGCAAGCTCTGATCCCAATAATCCCGCTGGAGGTATCCCATGCAACTCACCATCGCCAACACTGAAACCGAAAGCTCGTCCATCAAGCCGCTTGGTCGCCCGCCGATGGGACTGATCGTCCCGGCCTCGTTCGAGGGGACCACGCTCACCTTCGAGGTGTCGCAAGACGACGTGTCGTTCATCCCGTTCACGAAGGAAGACGGCTCGGACTACGCCGTCACCGTGGCAGCGTCCACGGCCGTCATGCTGCTGCCCGACTTCGCCCGCACCCTCGGCAAGTTCTATGCGTTCCGGGTCGTATCGAACAACGCCGTAGCCGCCGAGCGGGTGATCGAAGCGATTATGAGCTAGATCACAATGTGGTGCCTGCCTATCATTCTTTTTGTAGAGCAGTAGATGGAGGCAGGCACCATGACGGTTAAACAGGCAGCGATGGCACTTACCGGGCAACCCGCCGAAATAGGCGAGGAATCCAAGATCAGCGTCAAGCTAATCCTGGCCTGCCTGGCACTCTTCTTGAGCGGCTTTGGCCTGTTCCTTACGGTGGTTTCTTTCTACCACTCGTCGGCAGTCAACACGATCAAGGAGAACCAGAAGGAGAGCATCGCCGCACTGCGCGGAGAGCGCGACCGGGTGCTGGAGAACTATCCCACCTGGAGAGACATTAACCGAATGCGAGACGAGGATCGCAAGTACCTGGACAGTCAGTTCGGGGCCATTCGTGACGAAATCAGAAGGAGTAGGTAATGCCCGTTCACAAGCTGCGGATCGTCGTAACGCTCACCTGCATTCTGGTCACCCTGATTACGGGAGCCGTGGTGAGCTACAGCCTGGGACCCGACGCACGCGACCGGCGTGCCCTGCATCGGGAAGAGGCTGGCGGGATGATCGTCGTGGACGGAACGCTCCTGGAATTCGGGCACGACCCCCTAGAAATCAGCACGTAAGGCCCGAGAATTCGCCGGAAGCCCCGTATGGACCCATTGGACCTGCGGGGCTTCTCTTGGCCTCTGGTGAAGCTCCTGGACGCCTTAAACGTGATCCTGAAGGAGAGAACCATGAAGAAAGCGTTATCCCAACTGATCGTATGGGTCTTTGCACCCGTCTTGAACAGCCGCCGCGATGCCCTGTCTCTGGGCCGGGTCCTGCTGTTCCTCTACACCCTGGCGCTCGTCTGGTCGCTGGTGCTGAACCTGCCGCGCCTGGTAGCTGTGCAGGCGAACCCGGTAGTGGTCACTGCCCTGGTGTTCCTGCTGGTCGTGGTCTTCCTGGTCCTGGCCGTCTACTGCTTCGGCGACAAACCGTGGGTCCGAGAGACGGTGCTGCTGCTTGCCAACAAGGCGAGCTTGAGTAGTCCTGGAGACTATGCGGGCGTGACCCGCTACGTCCAGGATCACGCCAAGCCAGCAGGCCCTAACCCCTACGGCGGGCCGGAAAATGTCAGCCCACAGGCTGAAACGTCAGAGTCCGAGCCTGGTATATGACGGTGACGCGATTTGTAGTAGAGGGGACGCCGACACCTGCCCGTGCGGCGTCCCCGTTTCGCAGGAGTAAGCTGTGCCACCTACCCCATACGCAACAATCTACGTTGTAGCCGGTGAATCGGTTGAAGGGCTCAACCTCTTCGTGGCCGCAGACCCGGATGTACCGGCCGTCTTGTTCGACTTGACCGGACTGACTGCACTGTCCGAGTTAGATATAGCGGAGTTGCTACGAGTTGTCAAGCGCGGACAGCGCGTCTATCTGCGACTGGTTCACGAATCACAGCCGTGGCGGACTCTTTCCCAGAAGCAGTGTCTAGTAAACGGGCTGGAGCCAAATGTGTTCCAGTTCATGAAAAACTCAACAAAGGAGTAGCCAATGTCTCGTGTTATCCCCGCTTCCTGGATGCCCGACGCTCGCATGGTCGGCATCGTCAATCACTGGACGGCCGGTCCCTACCAGGCTACGTCGCTCGATAAGCGCGACTACCACATCATCATCGAGGGTGACGGTCGCCTGGTGCGCGGCAACCATGCCATCCCCGACAACATGAGCGTCCACGATGGCGACTACGCTCCGCACTGTGGACGCCACAATACGGGCTACATCGGCGTCTCCGTGGCGTGCATGGCCGGTGCCATCGAAGTCCCGTTCTACGCGGGCAAGTCCCCCATGACGAAGAAGCAGTGGGACGTGATGATGGCTGTGAACGCCGACCTGTGCGAGCGGTACGGCATTCCGGTCACCCCCAAGACCCTCTGCGGCCACGGTGCCATCTATGGGCACTTCGGCGAGGCGAACCTGAAGGGCAAGTGGGACCCGCTGCGGCTCCCGTGGGACAAGGGCTTGAGCAAGACGGACGCCGACCGGCTGATCCGAGTAGAGACCAGCAGGCTCATGGACGGGTCGAAGAGTCCGGTCCTGCCCGCCGAAGACCTGAAGCCGATCCTCGTCAACATGAACGGGGTCACGATCAGCGACGACGCCTTCAACGAGAAGAACAAGGTCTGGGTGCCGCTCCGGGTGCTTGCCGAACCGATGGGTTGTCGGATCGTGGACACGGATGGCAGGACGGTCCTGGTCACGGACAAGACGGGCAAGCCCCATCACCTGGACTTCCAGATCAAGGGCGGGGTCGGCTTCGTGAAGGTCGGCGACCTCCGCGAGCAGGTAGGCGGCATCGCCACGGAGTGGAACGGAATCCACCGGATTCTCAAGGTAACCCTGGTTTAGCAAACGAACGAGGTGTGGTATCCTGGTGTGGGATAACACAAAACCTCTTAACAGGCACGGCAAGCTCCAGCGCATCGGGGCTCGCCGTGCCTGTCTTTTTTTTGCAATATCTAAAGACTAACGGAACTCTGAAATGATCCGAAATAAGTTACTACTGGCCTGGTATATGACCAGTAGCTAGTAGAGTTGGCGTCCGCTGCCCTGGTCTTCAACTCTTCTGGCAAGTAGCACTACTACCTACCTGCTTCCGCTGCCCCGGAAGCCTGGAGTAATGAATGACCGCAGCTACCTGCGGCAGGAGTGTGCCCTCCTCGCCGCTTTCTCTTGCGCACACAAGCAACCAGGCCGTATCAGTAAAACCGGCCGAGCCCGACCTTGATACGGCTGTCAACTATGCCATCCAGGAAGCTCGCCGGTACTGTCGCAAGAACCCCGGCGTAGACGAAGGCGCTGCGGAAAGCGGGGCCATTCAGGGAGCCTGGGACGCCGTAAAGGACTACGACCCCAAGCGGCCGGGCTTCGAGGGTAAGGTCGCATCCTGGGAGACCTACCTGTTCAACATGGTCCGGTGGGGCATCCTGAAAGCCCTGCGGCCGACCCAGGCCAAGAGCAGAGCGGCCTTTGACGAGGAGTTCACCATCGTCCCGCTCGACAGTCCCACCACTCGGGTAGACAACGGCCTGGTTCACGAACTGGTCGCCGACCCCGCCTCCAATCAGGGCTTCGCCACCATCGACATGGCGAACCTGCTGTCCCTGATCCCCAAGATGGAACACACCATCCTCTTCCGGCGCTACGGCCTGGAGCAATCCTGCAACGAGGTAGCCCGCAGCCTCGGCGGCGACTGGACCCACATGAAGGTCTGGCGCATGGAGCAGAAGGGTCTACGGCGTCTCCGTATCCTGCTCGGTCTCGCGTAGCGCCCTGACTACCCTGAATCGGTGAAGCCCTGGTCCTAGCGGCCAGGGCTTCTTCTTATCGTGAGCAGCGTCCGCAGTAGAACGGCGTTCCGTGAACACACTTCGGCGCTTTCTCGGCCATACACTGGCCGCACGCTCCTTGGATTACTCCGTGGTGGCATTGAGCCGTGTTCATAGGCTACCTCCCGAACAGTTGATAAAGGCGGGCAAGGTCGGTTTGCAGGGCTCCGGTTCGACTGCGCGTCCCGCCAGGACCGGCAGCCACGTCGATCAGGAGCCCCTTCTTGAAGTCAGCAGGCACTTCCACGGTCAACACGGGGCGACCTGCTTCGTCCGTCCACAGCACGAACGGCTCTGTGGGCGGGTTCCAGTCTTTGACCCAGGCTAACAGGCGCTCGGTATCCGAGTCCCACTTATACCTCGTTTGACCTTCCTTGTCCTTGTCAACGATGGCATAGTTAGACGTAGAAGAGACCTGGGTGTTGCTTCCCAGGTCCCCCGTGGCTACCTGCTGCTTGAGCCTGGCTACCAGGGCTAGGGCTTTGCTCATACAGGTATCTTATCAGTGTTTACTTCGGTTGTCAAGACTGTCTTGCTGCCTTGGCCTCCGAGAGCATCTGCTGGAAGGTGTCGTCGTTCTCGAAGAACTCCAGTAGCTCCGTCAGTAGCGCCTGCTCCTCCGGGAGAAGCGGCTGCCCGTCGCTCTGGTCGAGGCCGTCCTGGTTGATGTTCCAGAGGGTCACGGCCGACCGGCGCAGGAGTTGACGCTGCTTGCGCTTCACCTCGTCTTCCGACTGTGACAGCCGGTGAACGTGGAGCTTCAGTTCGCGGTACTGACGCTGCTTGATCGTGAGTGCCCATTTGGCGCGAGTGCGCCAGTCGTCAACATCAGGGCTGCGCTCGAATTTGCGCTCGGAAAGCTGCGCCTGAATGTCCTGGATTTCGCCGAGGATCAGGTCACGCAGGTTCTCGGCTTCGGGCAGGGATAACTTGCTTACTTCGACTTCGTTTACAATCACGGTTAACTCCGTTTTGGTTAAGTGGAAGCGGCGTAGCCCGTAGACTACGCCGCTCGATCAGCCACTTACTTGATACCGGAGTAACGGGCCGCTTGTTACACGAAGGTGGGCATTTCGATCCGGCCTTGGGTCAGGCGCTCGGGCATCTTCGTGATGGTCTCGCCCGTGATTTCCTTACGGTGCTGAATCCAGCCGAGGAACGGGCCGCTGCGCACTCGCTGGTCATACGAGGGCTTGGCTACGTGTTCAAACGGGCTGGTGTGGCGCGGATCGTTCGGCGTCCACGTCTCTGACTTACCGTACGGAGGGTAGAGCAGCTTGGCGTAGGTATCAAGGTCCTTGGCCTGGATGCGCAGTCCATCGTGGTTCAGGGTAGACACCCGGCAGCAGCGAGCCGTGGAACACTTCTTGAGCAGTTCCCACCATTGCGGCGAGCCCTGCGCGAACCGCTCCGACGCCTCGTAGTAGTCCTGCTCGACCACGTAGGGCAGGTGCCACTCGTGGTACTTCAGGCGCTTGGGGCGACTCTCCACGTAGGCCAGGTAGAGCATCCAGGCGATCTTCTGGAACTCGGGCTGCGCGTCAGGGTGAGCCCGCAGGCCGAAGAAGTTGGGCAGCGCATCGCCGGTCATGGTCAGCACTACGGTGATCCACGACCACGGCTCCAGGATGCGGTTCACGACCTGCTTGTGGGCACCGAGCTTCCACAGGATGAACGCGACGAGCAGCGCCGGGAACCGGGCTCCATACCATAGTTGCGCGAACAGCCAGCGCAGGATCGGGTGAACCTCGTTCCGCGCCTGCATACCCCCCTGGTTCTGCCCCCAATGGACGAACCCGGCCGGATGCTTCAGGACGGCTTCCAGGACCTTCCTGGTCGGCGTAGCGCGGCTGCTCTGCGCGTTGCGGGCCGAGGCCCGGTGCGTCATGATTTCGGCGTGGATGAAGCGCGGGTAGGTCGCTTCCATCGTCACGATTTCGGTGTTGTCCGGTGACTTGCTGTGCGCCACGATACGAGCGCGGTATCCGGTGTGCATGGGATAACTTCCTCTCTCTCGGTTAGTGCCCGAGCTTTCGTAGATACTCGACAGCGGCGTCCAATTCCTTGCGCATCTTCTCGGCTTCGCTGCGCCGGATGCCGCCGCCCACGGTGCTGTCTTCGTCCAGGAACCATTCCTCTTCGTCGTCCTCGGACTGGCGAAGCTCACGGAAGCTGATGTAGGGTTCACCCTTGGCGACCGGCACCTGCGCCGTGTAAGTGATGCCGCCTTGCGTGATGGTCTTCTTCTCGCGCCGAGCATTCCAGCAGACGCAGACGTAGCTGCCGAACGACTTTGCCAGGCAGCTACTTCCGGTAGCGTACTTGATCGTGTCGTCTTCAGGTATCACGGCATCGGGCGGATTGAACGGGTCACTCATTGCTTGTTCTTCTCCAGGAAGTCAGCGATCTGACGATGAACGTAGTCGTGTTCAGCCGGAACCGCGTTGCGAATCTTGGTCAGGTTCTCCTCGATCCGGCGCAGGTTCACCAGCGCATTGTCGGACGTGAATACTTCCTGGCCGCGCTCGTCCATCAGTGACGCACCGCGCAGGTAGGTGCCAAGCCACGGCAGAACCTCGCGGGCGTCGGCTACGCAGTCAATGACGAGCTTCGATAGCGTGGTAATCGGGCTTTCCAAACCCTCGCTGGCTTCTACGGCGAGCCAGAAATCGCTGGACCGTGCCCGTTCCCAGATCGTGCCGTCGAACTCCTTCTCCTGCTCCACCGTCTCGTGCGGGCAAGACCAGTAGACCCAGAAGGTGTCGCCGATCTTGTCAAAGCCGGGCCGTGCCATCTTCCCTTCTACGCGCAGGTAAATGTCGCCCGGCATCCCCGGAGTAGGAGGCCATTTCAGGAAGATGGCTTGCAGGCGCTCGGCGAGCTTCCGGCCTTCTTTCGTCTTACGGGCTGGCGTGTAGAACCAGTCGTTCTCACCGAGCTTCCAGAGTTCGCTCGGTATGCTTTGCCGCATCTGGTTCCGCGTCTTGGACTCTACCGGATGGATACCGATAGCTCGTTTGAACCCGTGGCCGGAACTGACGACCAGTTCGTGGCCGGGGTATTCCGCCTTCAGTGCGTCAGCCTGCTCGTTGAACAGGTCGTTCCGACGCTGAAGCTCCTCGTACATTTCCAGCACTGATTCATGCTGCGTGCGGTAATGGTAGTTCCTGTCTCTCACTACCAGCCTCCTTGCTTGATTGCGTCGATGCGTGCCTTCACGTCGTCGGGCGTAGCTCCGAACCCGGAGCCGCCAGAGGCACGCTTGCGAGCTTCGTCTATCACCTCTTGACAGGCCTTGAGACGGCCATAGTCTTCCTGGGTCTGCGGCGGCTGAAGCTCCTGGAGCTTTTCAAAAGCGGCCGTGACCCTCTGCTCGTATTCAGCCGGGAACTCGGCGATCTGATCCCCGTAGCCGTCGCGGAAGGCCTCGGACGCCGGGTCCATCACCTCGGGCACGAACTCCGGGGTCCCCTGGTCAGCCTGCGGCACTGCGTCCATGAACGGCACGCCTTGCAGATTCCGCACGATCATACTGCCGTGGTGTGCGGCCTGTTCCGGCGAGTCGGCGTTGATGTAGAAGGTGATCGGGACAGCGTATTTAGCCATTTAACGGTTTAACCATCCTTTCCGCTGGTAAGGGTGCCCGTCTCCAGGCACCCTTACTTTAGCAGACTTTACAACGGCTGTCAAGAACTACGAACAGCCGGTGCTGGTGCCGCAGTCGGGGCAGATGTAGCACTTCCCTGCGGGCTGCGTGATCGAATGGCACTCGGGACACTGCGGGCCGGTCAGGCAGGCAAAGGCGCTAGGCCTCGCCATTTCCCGCTCCATCATGTCCGTCACGATGGACGCTGCTCGGTGAAGGGCTGCTTCCCGATCCATGCCTTCGGGCAGGTTGATCGTGATTACCGGAGCAGTCCTGCCGCTACTCTGCTCCGGGGTCCCGAAACGCAGGTTGAGCCACCGGAAGATGTAGTCGAGGATCGACTTGGCCTGCGGAATGTCCTGGTTGCCGGTCCAGCCGCTCGGCTCGAAGCGCATGTGGCTGTACTTGTCGATCATCTTGGAGAGCGGCACGCCGTATTGCAGGCCGAGGCTCACAGCCGTGGCGAACCCGTCTGCGAATCCGGCCACGGTCGAACCTTCCTTGCTCATGGTGATGAACAGTTCGCCCGGCGTGCCGTCTTCGTAGAGCCCCACGGTCACGTAGCCTTCCACCCCGCCAATGTCGAACTTGTGGGTGATGGCGTGGCGCTCGCGGGGCAGCTTCCGGCGTACCGGCGCTCCGATCCCCGAGAGACGGGCTTCCAGTTCCTTGATGCGGTCCCGAAGCTCCTGGGTCTCCCCGTCGTCGGTGATCCCTACCAGGGTCTCGGCGTCCTGCTTCTTGACTTCGAGAGGCTGGCTCCGCTTGCAGCCGTCGCGGTAGATGGCTACGCACTTGACACCGAGCTTCCAGGCCTGATAGTAGGCCTGCTCAATGTCCTCCACCGTGGCCGTGTTCGGCATGTTCACGGTCTTGGAGATTGACATTGACAGGAAAGGCTGGATGGCTCCGAGCATCTTCATGTGCCCCTGCCACGAGATAGTGCGGAAAGCATCACTCGGAGCGAAGGCACAGTCGAACACCGGCAGGTGTTGCGGCTTCAGGTAGACGCAGTTGTCCATCGCCCCCGTGTCGGCGACCCATCCCAGGATGGCTACTTGCTCGCCTTCCGAGTAACCGAGAGCCTTCAGCGCGTCGGCCACGGCCTGGTTCGCCATCTTCTCCACGCCACCGCCGACGAGGTTCTTGTAGGCGACGAGGCTAATACACGGCTCGATGCCCGTGGTGTCGCAGTCCATGATGAACGAGATCGTGCCGGTGGGAGCCTCCAGAGTCACGTTCGCGTTGCGGAAGCCGAACTGACGGCCGAGATCGAGAGCAGCATCCCAGAGTACGTCGCCGTCCGCGTGAAGCTGACGAGCGATGGGATGATCCAGGCTGACCCCGGCGTTCATTGCCTGTGCCCCGGTATGGGCTCTAGCGTGGCGACCGAGCACGCCAAGCATCGCATACCAGTTGCGATCCCACTCCGCGAACGGCCCGCCGCATGCGCCTGCGATGGTAGCACTGCCCGCGTAAGCCCGCGCCGTCAGCGTGGAGCAGAGCATGGCGGCGATACCGCGCCCCTGGTCGCTGTCGTAAGCAAGCCCGAGCTTCATCAACATCGCACCCAGGTCGCAGTGCCCGAGCCCCAGGTTACGGAAAACCTTCGTCCAGTAAGCGATGTCTCCCGTGGGGAAGTCGCCGCCGGCCACGATGATTTCCATCGCCAGGATCGCGATGTCTACGGTGTGCAGGTAGCCTGTCGTGTCGAAGCCGTAGTTGCCCGGCTCGCCGGTCAGGTACTTCGTCAGCCGGATGCTTGCCAGGTTGCAGGACGTGTTGTCCCGCGAGATGTACTCGCTGCACGGATTCGACGCCCAGATCCAGAACGAGTTCGGGCAGGTGTTCCCGGAGTTGATATGGTCATCGAACTGGACACCGGGGTCGCCGCAGAACCAGGTCGCCTCGGCGATTTCGCGTAGCACCTGGCGGGCCGAATACTCGGCGCACTGGTGGCCCGTCTTGACATACTTCGTCCAGTAGGTGACGCCGCGCTCATAGGCTTCCATGAACTCCTCGGTGATCCGCACCGAGTGATTGGCATTCTGGAAGTCCACGAGCGAGTAGGCGTTGCCCGGCGCGTTGAACATCACCGGGTAGCCTGCGTCGATCAGCGTGTGCGCTACCTTCTCGGCGGCTGACTTGGCGCGGATGAAGCCCGGCGTGCCGTCGTTGTTCTCCAGAATATCCGGGTGGTCGCAGCGCATAACGACCATCTTGGCCGCTCGCCGGGTCGTGCCCCCGCTCTTGATCTGACCGGCGTTGCAGTCGGCGACCTTCATGAACGACAGCGGCCCGCTGGCTCGCCCGCCGAGGGACAGGCTCTCGCGGCTGGACCGGATGCGGCTCACGTCGGCACCGGACCCGGAACCCCGCTTGAAGATGCGCGTCTCAACCGTGTACCAGTTGGACAGGTCGTCCAGGGTATCCTCGACCGGGACGATGAAGCAGGCGCTCCCCTGCTGCGCGATTCCGTCGATGCCGAAGTTGAACCAGACGGGCGAGTTGAACGCGAAGTGCTGGTTCAGCAGCATGAAGGACAGTTCGTCGTAGTGCGCATCCCGGTCGGCGCTGCTGGCGTAGTAGCCGTAGTCGTCGCCCCATCCGGTGATCCGCTGCACGATCCGGCGCACCAGCACCTCGAAGTCCTGGACGCCGTTGCCATTGTCGCAGACCTTCAGATACTTCGCGGCCACGATCTTACGGGCACGCTCCGAGAAGAACGCCGGGAACCGGCACTTTACCACCTTGGCCTCGTCGCCGGGCAGGGTTACGTCCGTGGTCTCCCATTGGATTGCACTGTAAGGGTCGGTATGCGCGGACGTGTAATGCCGCTTGACCGTGACGCCGGGCCAGGTCTTGCCGCCTGGGAAATGATCCTTGCACATGCCCGGCTGGTACTTCAGCCACTCCGGGATAACAACGTCTTCTCTGCCGATGTTCGGCTTGGTTGATTGCATGTCTACCTCTTGTTTACTCGACCCATACGGTGCCGCCGTAACGCTTCACGGCAGCTAGGGCATCCTTGATGATCTGCGGGGAGAGAGCGGTGTTTAGGCCTTCCTCTTCCGGCTTACCGGCGACCCTGAACCGGGTTTCTACCGGGCCGGGCTTGCCCGCGAACACGAGCAGGGCTCGCTCGGCTACGGCTTCGTCTGGAGCGCACACTACAATTACGGGGGCATGGCCCTCTGTGTTCACCTCTAGCGGCTGCAAGTCTTGCACCGCCATTTCGATCTGCGGGGCTCCGTCTTCGTCGCTCTGGTTCTCCTTCACCGAGAGCCGTCCCCGCACCACGACTATCCTATCACGCATCAACTGCGATTTGCAAGCGTTGTAAACCCTCGGGAACAACGTGATCGTCACCTGGCCCGACAGGTCTTCCAGCGTGGCAGTCGCCATCTGCTGCTTGCTCTTGGTCTCTCGCAGCTTCACCTCGGTGATGATCCCGGTCACCGTGGCGTCGTCGGTGTCGCGCAGGTTGTCCAGGTCAGCAATCTGGTGAGTAGCCCGCTCGCGCATCCGATCTACCAGGTCGGCAAGAGGGTGTCCAGACACGTATACACCGAGTAGGTCCTTCTCCATCGCAAGTTGTTCGCGGTGCGTTAATTCCGGCACCGGATTAACCTTCACCTCGGCAAGCTCGGGAACAGCGCGACCCCTGGCCTTCGTCACTTCGTCCATAGAGCCGTCTAGCGCGGCCAAGAACTGGCCTCTGGCCCCCGGAAGGCAATCCAGTGCCCCGCAGCGGATCAGAGCCTCTACGTGGCCTCTGGAGACGACTGTGCCAGCGTTCTTCAAGCAGACCCGGCGCAGGAAGTCTGTGAACGTGGTGAAGGGTCCATTCTCGCTGCGTTCCTTGAACACGGCAGCCACGCAATCGTCTCCTACCCCCTTGACCGAGTTCAGACCCATCCGAATGACGTGTCCTTGCTCGTCAGTGTGGAGAGCGAACTCACCCTCGCTCTCGTTGACGCTCGGCGGCAGGATGCGCATTCCCATTCGCCGCACGTCGTTGACATAGAGTGCCAACTTCTCCTTCTTGTCCACGATGGAGTTCAGGTTCGCCGTCATGAATTCGTAGGGGAAGTTCGCCTTCAGGTAGGCCGTATGGTAAGCGAGCATACCGTAGGCCCCGGAGTGCGCCATGTTGAAGCCGTAGCTGGCGAAGTTGACCATCACCTCGTAAAGCTGCGTGGCGATACCTTCATCGACACCACGCTCTTTACAACCACCGAGAAAGTCGATCTTCAGTTTCTCAATGACTTCCTTCTTCTTCTTCGCCATGCCCTTCATGGCGTTCTCCGCTGGCCCCGGCCCGAACCCAGCCAAGGCCATCGTGATCTTCATGATCTGCTCTTGGTAGAGGATGATCCCGTAGCTGTTGGAAAGGATTGGGGCAAGCTCGGGTAGTAGGTACTCCACTGGCTCGCGTCCATGCTTCCGATCCACGTAGGTCTTGACCATCCCGGATTGCAGTGGCCCAGGACGATAGAGCGCAACCAGCGCAATAAGGTCCTCCAGCCGGTCGGGTCGCAGGTCTCGCAGGAGCCTTTGCATCCCAGAAGACTCGAACTGGAACACGCCGATGGACTCTCCTCGCTGGAGGATTCGGAAGGCAGCTTCATCGTCATGGGGAATGTCTCCGAGCTTCAGGGACAGGCCTCGCCGCCACCGAAGCAGGTTCAGGGTGCGGAACACCACGGACAGGTTGCGCAGGCCCAGGAAGTCCATCTTGACCAGGCCGACCTTCTCCGCGTCTTCCATGTCGTATTGAATGGCGACGTTCCCTTCCCTGGTCGCCATAAGCGGGGCGTATTCGATCACCGGATCGGTGGTAATGACCACCCCGGCCGCGTGAACCGAGGCGTGCCGAGACAGGCCTTCCACGCAACGTGCTGTGTCGATCAGGTGCTTGGTCGCTGGCTCGTTGTCGTAAGCCGCCTTCAGGTCGGGCACCTTCTCCAGTGCTTCTTCCAGCTTGATCCCTACCGGCTTGACCGGGATCATCTTGGCGATGCGCTCCACGGCAGGCAACGGCATGTCCAGCGCCCGGCCCGCGTCTTTAACCGAGCCCTTGGCTGCCATCGTGCCGAATGCCACGATCTGCGCTACATGGTCCTCGCCATACTTGTCTTTACAATACTGGAGAACCTCTTCTCGCCGGTCGTCCGCGAAGTCCAGATCAATGTCGGGCATCGACTTCCGATCCGGGTTCAAGAACCGCTCGAACATCAGCGAGTAACGCAGTGGGTCGATAGTGGTGAGACCAAGCAGGTAGCTCACGATAGACCCGGCCGCAGACCCTCTGGCCTGGCTCACGATCTGCTGGCCGCGAGCGAAGCGCACGAAGTCGTGGACGATCAGGAAGTAGGACGAGAAGCCCTTGCTGGCGATGATGCCAAGCTCATACTTGATCCGGTCCTCGATCTGCTGCGTGTGCGCCGGGTAGCGCGTGCTGATCTGCTCGCGGACCAGCTTCTCCAGCCAGGTATCCGCAGTGTGACCTTCCGGCACGTCAAACCGGGGTAGGTGGTGCTTGCCGAACTCGAACTCGAAGTTGCACCGCTCGGCGATCCACAGCGTGTTCTCGCAGGCGTCGGGATACTCGGCGAAGATGCGCTGCATGTCCTCTGTGGGACGCAGGAAGAAGTTGGGCGGGCCGTACTTCAGCCGGTTGGCGTCCCGCATCGTGCGGCCGGTCTGGATGCACAGCAACACCTCGTGCGGGTCCGCGTCCTGTTGACGCAGGTAGTGAACGTCGTTCGATGCGACCAGCGGCAGATTGAGATTGTTGGCGATCCGGCGCAGCCACGGGTTGCACGCTTCCTGCTCACGGAGTCCGTGGTTCTGCACTTCGATGAAGAAGTTGTCAGGCCCGAACAGTTCGGCCCAAGCGGCTGCCCGGTCCTCGGCTCGCTTATACTCCTGCTTTAGCAGCGTAGAGCAAATCTCACCTCCCAGGCAGGAACTTGTTGCAATCAGGCCGCTGCGGTACTGGCTGATAAGCTCCATGTCAACACGGGGCTTGTAGTAGAGCCCTTCCGTGAAGCCACGACTCACCAGCTTGACCAGGTTCTTGTAGCCCTCGACGTTCTTTGCCAAGAGCAGCATGTGATGGTAGCGGTTGTTGGTGCCCTTCTCGAACCGCGAGCCCGGCGCGACGTACACCTCGCAGCCGATGATGGGCTTGACCCCATTAGTCACGCAGTCTTCGTAGAACTGGACCGCGTTGTACATCACTCCGTGGTCCGTGACCGCGAGCGCCGGTTGTCCGAACTCGGCAGCCTGCTTCGCCATGTCCTTCGACTTGCACATGCCGTCAAGCAGGCTGCCCTCGGTGTGGCAGTGTAGGTGAACGAAGCTCATGGAATGATCCTCTTTCCGGGTTCGCACCGATGCTGAAAAGCCCAATACCTCGTGTTGTGCGGCCGTTTATACGTCTTACTGAAATGCAGGCATCCGTCACACCAGGCGACGTATCCACCGTCTCGCTCTTTCAGGTAAACAGGCCCAGATAGCGCGACTGGCTCTGCATCAGAAAGAACTTCGCTCTGGATTACAACTGTGCCTCCAGAGCCAGCGCGTATTTGGTCTATCTTGTAACGACGACCGCAGAGGAGTTTGTTCATCGCCGCCTCCGTTTCAGGTTCTCGTAACGTGTCGATACTTGCGCCGGTATGATCCCGGCATCTTCAATTAAGCTGCGAATTCCACTGCGACCGTGACCAGGTATAAACCACTCCAGGTCTTCGAGAGACGGGTCATTGGTCAGGATAAGCCAGCAGATTTCTTCTAATTGATACTGACTGAATGAATTACGGTTAAATTCGCGGTAGGAGACGAACCTACGAACCGGCCATCCCTTGTGGTTAAGCTGATCGTCGTAATAGACGACTTTCTGCTTGGAGCTACAGGCTAGAACGTCGTAAAGAGCGTAAAGCGCCTCTGCCTTACGGACGAGAACAGACTCTAGTTTCATCTGATCCTCTTCCCATTCGCTCCATTCTCTCTCGCCCCATTGCTCAACCACGGACATTAGTTAATCGCCTCCGGTTTCCACGTCTCTTAATGTTCTCGCGCACTGGAAGCAGCAAGATCGGCGCGGGTTATTGCGGCATCCGCACTTCGGGCACTTCTTGGTCGTCTGCTTATTCCAGGCCTCGTGTCCGTCAGGATTGCAGGTCTGGCAGCGCAGGTTGACCAAGACGGCTGCCTTGCCGCACTGAAGGCAGCCGCCGTTGGTGAGTGTGAGTCGGGAAGGCATCATGGTCCACCTCCGAGGAACTTGTCCATAGAGGCAGCTTCGTGATCCGCTTCGTCCAGATCGGACGGCTGGAGAGGCCTCCATTCGTAGTTCCCGAGGTAGACTATCACGGTTCCACAGCCACCGCACTTGGCCCGGCTCTCATAGCCCGTGCCGACTGGCGGGGCTTTCGGTGCCCCGGTCACTCGGCAACGAGGCTGCAACGGCTTGTTGCACACCGGGCAGCGGCCGAAGGAAGGGGGAGCATCGCCCGGTGTCTCTTCCCGGCCAGTGTCATGGCCGATCCCGCCGAAGTCCTGGTCAGGACTGATCGTCGTATCGTATAACGGGCGCTCGATTACTTCTAATGGCATCTTCTCACCTCCCTTCTCTGATGGTGTAAGTATAACGGCCTTGAACACTAATGTCAAGGCCGTGTTTGTCCTTATTCAGTTGTCGCGGCTGCGGTTTAGCAACCGACTGCGCGGCCGTGCTGGAAGGGGCGGTTCCGGTTCTTCTCCATCTTCTTCTCGATCACGGCATCCATGTCGATTCCGCAGGCTCCGGCGATATGGAGAACACGGATCACTACGTCGGCCAACTCCTCGCCGAAGTTCTCCATGTCTCCGTCGCGCACGGCCTCGGCGGCTTCCGCTACCTCGGTCGTGACCAGCATGAGCTTTGCCAGTTGAGCCTCGGCGTCCGCTCCGTGGATCGTCGCCGGGCTGTTGAAGCCCTTCGACTGCATCACTTCTAGGATTTCATTTGCAAGCTCGTTCAACGTCTTACTCCTATGCCGCAGGTTGCGGCTTCCTCGGGATGATCGGGTGTGGCCCGAGCAACTGCACGATGTAACGCGACGGCTGCGGACCTACCTGCTTGGTGTAGTGGCTACCCCGTGCCGCACCGTAGGGCACCTCGCACGGCTCACTCATTTCCTCGAAGGAGAACTGTGCGATGCACATGCCCGGCCAGATCGGCACCCCACACGGGAACACGCAGGCCACCTCCAGCGTCACCTCGCACGGGTCGGCCTCTTCGGACGTGGCCCGGCCGAAGCCTGGGTCAAGGTAGCCCGCCGTAATGTGGACCAACAAACCCGTACGACCAAGCGTGCTTTTGCCTTCTACCCGGCCAACCATATCGTAGGGGATGGAGACCGTCTCCTTCGTGGTAGCCAGGATGAACTGCCCCGGATGGATCAAGAAAGGCTGCCCGTCCTCGACCCAGGAGCGACCGACTTCCACAGGATCGTCCTCTTCGTCCCTGGTGTAGACGATGAACTCATTGCCGAGCCGCACGTCCACAGAGGCGGGCTGTATCTGCTTGGCCGGGTCAGCCAGGTTGCCGATGTAGAGACGCCTGGAGAGGTCTCCGTCAGCCAGGCGTCTCTTGATCTGTCCGTCAGTGAGAGGCATTCTACTTCGTCCGCAGGTGGTAACCGAGCTTCACCTCGACCTTCGGAACCACGACCCCATCGGGGTTCTCTTCGGTGATGGCCCACTCGTCCTTCACCGGCTCACCTTCCCAGACGACGAGGGTTTCAGGTGCCCCCATTTCCTTCCACACCTGGCGTACAGCCTTGGTGTCGAGTGCAGGCGGGGGAGGCGGCGGCTGGACTGCGAGCCCGAGCGCGATCAGCGGCACCAGGTTGTCAGTGTGATGTACCACGCAGGTGGGCTGGCTGTTTCGCTGAATTCGCACGGACCATTCCGGCGTGTCCAGCTTGGTCAGTCCTTCACCGCGCAGAAGCTCCATGATCCGCTTCTTGCCCGTGGTGATGGCGGATTCGTGGTAGTCGGCGATCCGCCTGATCCGATCCGCTTCCTGCTTGGCTGCGTCCGCGATGATCTGCCGCTCGCGCATGTCGTAGATCAACCGGCCAATCTCACCGCCGAGCGGCCTGCCTTCCGGTCCCCAGATGCCGCCGTTGTCGGACTCCGCTGCCTGCTGGTCGAAGAGGACGAAGGGTCGCCCGTCTTCGTCGTGGTCCAGGTCCACCGTGACCGTAGGCGTCTCGATGGCGTCCTTGCCCATCGCGTTCATGGTGGTTGCCAGGTAGTCTTCCAACTGGTTCGCGGCCCGCTCCAAGCGGCGACCGTAGGCGACCTGGTTCTCGCCGAACGCAACACGGGCACGACCCCGTTGCCGAAGCTCGAAGATGGCGTGCGCGGTATGCTGGACCTTGACAACGAGGTCCATCTTCAGGCTGTCCAGAAGCTCGCGGATGGGCTCCGTCACCTCGCCTTCGGTCTCTTCCAGCATTTCGCCCAGAGCCTCGAACTCGGCCGGGAACTGGTAGAGCTTCAGGTCTATCTGCCGGGCGGCGGGCATCCCCGGCGCGAAGTGGTCCAACGCCGACAAGCTGGAACCGTCCAGGTCGCCGGGCTGCACCCAGGCTGCAACGGGGTTCTGGACGCCCTCACCGACCAGCATCGTCATGCGCTCCGTGCCAGCCTGGCGCTCCACGTAGGCCGTGCCGGGGGTCTCGCGCACTCGCCGGATGGCGTCTTCCTCGTTGCCGTAGGTGGTCAGGACCTTCCCGGCGTCAGGGCTTGATCCGTCGCAGTTGTAAACGTCGTATACAAGCGGTTCACTCATGGGTAACACTCTCCTCTCGGGCGGGACGCTTACTTCGCCTCGCCTTCTGAATACTACCGCCGTTGTCGCCCTTTGTCAAGAGCTTTCTCAAGCGGTCGATTTCCGCGAAGGCCGAGTTCAAGTCACCCTTCGCGTGGTTCTGGAAGTTGATGCGGTGCCCGTAGTTCGTCGGGCACCGCTCCAGGTCTACCAGGCGCTTCCGCGCAGCTTCCTCTCCGGGGTATACCCGAACCTTAACTGCCATTGGCAACCCTCTTGAAAAACAGCACGTCTTCCCACTTCGCCGGGGCGATCCGACCCTGGAGCATGTGGTTGACGTTGAAGAACGAGATTTCGCCGTAGGGCCGTTCGTCCCACTTGTCCCAGAACATGTGGTCGAGCTTCGCCTTGGGCTTGTCCGGTTTGGGAATGGTGACGCCGCGAGCCGCGAGTTCGGCCACCGTCTGCCACAGGTAGGCACGCCGGGCAGCAACCAGGGAGTAGCCCGCGTCCTGCATCAACTGGACGGTCAGCAGGTCCAGCCGCTTCAACTGCTGCTTCTTCACCGGGTTCTTGGTCACTAGCACCACGGTAGGGATCGAAGCACGCCACAGCGCCCGGTACACATCTCGGCACATTGCCGAGTAACGCTCACCCTTTGCGTTGCCGATCTGCCCTTCCGTCGCCTCGCTGTAGCCGCCGTTCTTGCCGATACGGCTGGCAGCGTGCCGGTCGTGGAGCCGCTTGTCAGCCAGAGGCCCGGTCTTCACTTCGGGGTTCCCACCGGACTGTGCTTCGTAGGGCTGCGAGCCCACGGCAGCTACAGTATGACTGCCGTTGTATGTCCCTGTCAAGGCAGGATCACCGGCCCGCTTCGGGTCCCGGAAGAGACCGCCTTTCTTGGCCGGGTCGCCGCTTGCCAGGGTGTTCCAGTAGGGCGGCGAGCCGACCGCAGCGGCTTCCAGTTCGGCAAAGTCCTTGTCGATGTTGGCGAGGTCGATGTTGCCCGGCGACCACTGGTAGCCCTGCACCATCGCCTTGAACCAGTCGCCTTCCGGGTCACGCCCGTAAAGGCTGGAAGTCGGGTCCTGGGTCAGCTTACGCAGCCGCTCCTCGTTGGACTTGCCGATCACCCCTTTGCCGTAGGGCGGGCTGGTGACGGCCGCGAGCGCCTGCTCCAAGAACTGGTCGAAGACGCGGCTGTCACCCCGGTAAAGGTCCCACCGCAGAGGACGACCAAGCACGCGCTCGGCGTGCTGCTTGTTGGCGAACGCCATATCGTAGAAGGGCTGCTCCAGGTCGCAGGTCACGGCCCGGTTCCACTCGTGGAGCTTCAGCCACTCGATGGCCGTGGTGCCTCGCCCGCCGAACGGGTCGGCCAATACCCCGCCGATGGTCAGCAGGCGAGCGTCCAGAAGCTCCTTGATGATCCGCTGGCAGAGCAGTGGACTCATCTTGGCCGGGTGCTGCGTGCTTTCCGGCGTGTAGCATTCGCCCTTGGCGCGGTTCTTCGGGTACAGATCGAACCAGTCACCGATAGGAGCAAGAGACGTGTCGAAGGGTTGCCGCTCCGCGATGGGCGGCATTGCAAGTGTTGTCATGGGATAACTACCTCGCGTGCCGGGATAGCTCCCAGGCTCGCCGTTCGATTAGGTGCAGCGCCTCGTTGACACGGGCGGCACGCTCGTTGCTTTGCAGGTGGACGACGTTGCGCCTGCCGTCCAGCATTCCCCGAACCAGCAGGTCGATCTGCTCTCGGAAGTAAGGCTTATCTTCCCGGCAGCCGTCAAGGTCGTTCGGGATATTCGGGGGCACGACCACGTAAATGCAGTCGATGCGGCCAAGCTGGCGCTGCACTACGTGGCGGCAGTGATCCAGGGTATCCCGTACCAGCGGATGGTCGCTGCGTCCCAGGTGCGCCACGGTGTAGGCGTAGACCGAAACCGGGCTCCGGTCGGCGACTGCTGCGCCCACGGGCTCGTGCCGCTGGTGAGCCAGGTCCATGATCTGGCGCTGAACCTGCGCTATCTCCTGCGGGTCAAAGTCGCGGTAGCTGGCGTCAGCTTCCCACTCGTTGAACACCTCGCGCACCGGCTCTGCGATGGTGGGCAGGCCGAGGATGCGAGCCAGGGACTTCAGCAACGTGGACTTGCCCGTGCTGTGGGTCCCTTCCAGGATGATCTTGACCTGCTCACGCTTCAGGTGCCCGGCGAGCGCGGAGAAGTCATTGCCGCCTACCATTGAGCCCACCTGCCAATCTCGCGGGTGGTGTCGGTGCCGGGGCGAACGACTTCGCGGGTGCCGGTGCCTTCGGGACGCTTCCGGTCCCGCGTCTCGCCTTCGCGGACTTCTTCGACCACGACTTCGCGGGTCTCGCGGGCATCCAGCGTCTCTTCGTCGGCGAGCGGCTGCATCCGCACATTGGAGGCCGGGTAGGCATAGCAGAACCGGCGAGCATCGGGAGTGCCGGTCGCCAGGGCATCGGGCACCGCGTTCGGGTCCATCGGAGCCACGTAGACCATCCCGTGGACCGGACTGAAGATGGCGGACTTGTCGCGGTACTGCGAGGTTTCCACGCCGACGATGCCGAGAACTTGGATACGTGTTACTTGATTGATCGGCCGTTGCATCTGGGATAACGCTCCTACGTTTGGAATGCGTCCGTCACTGCGGACTTGATCTTTCCGCTGGCCGTGTTCCGGTCAGCCTTACCTCTGATCGGTTCTGTCGTGAGCAGGCTTGCCAGGTAACCATTTTTGAATTCGGTCTCCCTGGTCGGAGGTTCCTCGGCGGGATCGAAATAGACCGTCGCCGTAGTCTCGTCCAAGTAGCCGGTCTTACCCTGACACCAGGCAGGCCCGCTCACGACTAGCACCAGCTTATACCAGGCCTTGGGGTCGGTCATTTCGGCCAACCCCTGGAAATTGCGGCGATACCCCGCTTGGTGGCTGCCGTGTCGATGCACAGGATCAGGTCTTGCCCGCTGGTCCATAGGTCATAGAACGGCTTGCTGCTTTCACCGCTGAACTCGTTAGCGAGCGAGCGTTCCGCTACTCGCTGTGCCTGCTTGGCTTCAAGCGACGACGGGTATTTGACCCGCTGCTGGTCACGGACAGGCTGTGCCCTCGGAGCTTGTTTACGCATCTTGTCAACTCCGTAGGAGCCGGGTGGTTAGCCCGGCTCCCAGGTCAGTGACCTTACAGGTCGTCTTCGTCGTAGTTCTCGTCGGCGTCCGTGTCCAGGTCGTCGCCTTCGCTGCCGCCATCCTGCTCGGCGAGCGCAGCTTCGGCCTGCTCCTTGATGGTCTGCCAGTTGTCGGACACCCACCGCAACTTACGCTGCTCGGCATCCTGGTCAGCCTTGGCGGCATCCCAGGCGTCCCGGTCGATCAGGCGCTTAACCGCATCCTGCATCAGCGAGTCCAGCACGTTCGGCGGCAGCGCGTCCAACTCCCAGGACTCGTCGCCATACTCCTCGATGTAAGCCCTGGCGCGGCTGTCAGTGAGCTTGGCCGGGTTCGGCGGCGGGTTGTACTCCTCGATCTGGTCCATGTTCAGCGCCAGCCGCTTGAACTCGATGGTGTTGACCCCGTGCGCGTGCATGAACTCGCGGATGCGGTCTTCAATGTCCGTGGACATGTGAACCCCGCTCGGGTCGTGGTCACCGATATGGAAGATCACCGGAATCTGGTCGTTCTTCCGATAGCGGATGAACCGCTGCGCGGCTTCCCACATTTCGGACGCCGACATATAGCCGCGACAGGCCATCCAGCTAACTTCAACGGCGTGCGCAGATTGCGAGACGATACCCGCGAGGGCTTCTTTCTCGACCCAGAGTTCGGGCCGGTACTTCTGCCCCTTCCACTTGTCCTCAACGTAGCCGAGAGCGGAGCTACGGATGATCTGCGCCGGGCTGTCCCAGAAGTAGGTGCCCTTCAGGTTTCGGGTCCGGTCTTCGATAGCCCGCCAGGAAATGAGACCGGCGTAGCGAGCATTGGCGATGATTTCGCCGAGCCGCTTGTACTCCTTGTCATCGTTCTTGATTAGGTTCTTGCTGACGAACTGGTAGTAAAGCTGGCGCAGGGTCAGCGAGTAACCCTGCCTCTGGTAGTCGGCGATGATGTTGTTCGCGGCCTCCACCATCGTCAGGCTTGCACCTCGGAACTTGTAGTCTCGGTAAGCGAGCTTCATGGGATAACCTACCTTTCTCTTCGTTGTCGATGTTGGTTAGGCGCGGTAAGCGCCGGGTCCCTGGTCCTCGGAGCCGTCGTATTCCGGGGCGCTGGTGTGGTGGCCGGTCTCGAACTCGCACGCCTGGCATCCGTGGCACTGCTGCTCGGCTTCCGACTGAATGGCGTTGAGCCACTGGTAGGCCGACCTGAAGCCGAGCAGCAGAACGATAGGCAGCCAGAGCAGGGTGATGATGGCGCTCGCCAGGGTGACCTGGATGATCGGGTGGAGCAGAGCCGTGCTGACCCCGAAAAGGCGCTGCGAAAAGTGGTTCATCACGGCCAGGGTGGCGTTGAGCCACTTCAGTCCGCAGATCACGGAGATAACCAGAGTGAGCAGTAGATACGGTAGCAGCATAAGCGGTCTCCTTACTCGTGGATCACGATTGCCCGTCAACCTTATGGTAGCAGGCTTCACAACGGTTGTCAACAGGGAATTTTAGCGTCGGCGCTTGGCGTCGTTGAGAGCCTGAACGGCGCTCATGTGAGCCTGGGAGTCGCGGGGGTCCCAACACTTCCGGCAAGTAAGCGACCGTGTGTCAGGGAACATTTCCCGGCTGCACTTCTTACAGTAGACGACGTAGCGCCAGCGCCCCTTATCCGAGAGTTCTGGCTTGTAGAGGCGCTTCCCGAACCCGTTAGTGCCGGTCAGGAAGACTGGCTTGCCTTTCTTGGCCGCTCGGGCTGCTTCTCTCGCAGCCACGACGAGTGATGGACCCCGGTAAATGGGGGCACGACCACCTTTCTCCACGACCTTATACTCGGCAGAGCCAGCTTCCATAACGGCCTCTTTCAGTGCAGTGTTGGGCGGTCACCTAGTGGACCGCTCCATACGTCGTCAACGCCTGGAAGCTGTTCGACGCTGACTTCTACTCGGCGATCAGGCTGCTCAACGCTCGCGGCAACCAGTCGCGCACCTTGGGTGTGCATCCACCGGACCAGCTTCGTAACTTCCTTCTCCAGTGTCGGAGGGTCAAGCAGGTCAGGTATAGCCCAGAAGAACTGCGCGACTTTGTAGGACAAGCCAGGATCAGCCGCCACGGCTCGTTTGTAAGCGTGAACGGCCGCGCCTTGCGTAAAGAACACGCCGGTCTTGATGAACGTGGTCGAGTTCCGCTCCTGGGACAGCAGGTAAAACCTGGCCGTTTCCGTGGCTTCCAATTGACCAGCGATCAAGTCCCTGAAAATGTCCAGGGTAACCGGGCGAGTGAAGAACCTGACTGCCTCCGTGGTGACCGGAAACAGGCAAGCCTCGCCGCCGTAGGTCCCGGCGTTGAAGTGCCTCGTCGTCAGAGCGATGCAGGCAGCCAGCTTGTTATCCGAGTTCTCCCGCATCACAAGCTGGCTGTGGACGAACGACCAGAAGGCCGGGTCGCCCTCCAGAATGTCCGGTGCTACCGGCTGCTCCTGGTCGCTCACGCCGCTACCTTGTCCTTCTTGTTGGCCTGCTGCGCGGCTGCCCGATCCCGCAGGGTGTAGCCCATCCCCTGGAGCGCCCGGCGCACCTTGCCATGCTGGCCGCGCCCCCATCCCAGGTTGTCGGCGATCTTGGACGGGCCGTGCCCGGCTTCATAATCGCTCTTGATGCGCTCGCGGGTAGCTTCCGGCAAGCTCGCGGCGTACTTGCGCCGGTCTTCCTGGTATCGGTCGCCCGGCTTCTTGATCGTGACGCCCATGCTGCGCAGGAGCCCGGCGATTGTGGCAGCACTGCTCCGGTAGTCGCGGGCGATCAGTTCGCAGCCTTCGCCGCCTTCGTACCGCTCCTTGATCTTGGTCTTCTCCTCGGCGCTGAACTCGATGGGCTTCACCTTCGTGGCCTCGCCGCGAGCCTTGTTCATGATGCCGGTGCGGGTGCCGTTGTACTGCGGAGCGTGGCGCACGTACTCCAGGAAGCTCTCCAGGGTAATGAGCTTCACGGGGCGGAAACCACGGCCAGGGATGATCTTCTCCTCGGCCTTCAGACGCGGTTCATCGCCTTCGGTCAGGCTGTAAATCCACTCGCGGGACTTGCCAAGCAAGGCGCTTGCCGTGGCTACGGTGATGAACCCGGTCGGGCTGTTATGGGGCTTTTCAGGCATTACCTACTCCTTCTTTGAACTCACTGTCAACTCTAGTATGGACACGACGTGCCGCGAGTGTAACATGTCGTGTCCGAAATCGCTAGGAAACCGCGCCCATCGGCGCGTCGTCGCTGGTGCCCTCGTCGTACTCGGCTTCATGCCGCATCGGGGGCTTGTCGGTGATCGTGCCGTCAGCGGCAACGCCGGTCTGCATATCCTCGTTCCTGGCCTGCTCCAGCAGGTCGGAAGGCGGGTGGTCCATATCGCCGTACTTGGCCCACCAATCTGCTTCCTTGGGGCCGCACCCTTCAGGCACGCCGGGACGCCGGATGCGACCTTCAGACTGCGCGTAAGACACCGCTGCGTTCTGATGCGGGAACAGGCCGGAATCCTGGTTGTCCCGTGGCCGAGCCGCGTAGGATGCACGGGCTGCATTCACCAGGCGGCAGCACGTCTCGGCCGTCTTGTCGGCGAAGAAGGCCTCGCCCGCTTCACGAAGCTCCTGGTCTTCCGGGGACAGCGGGTCCCTGGCGCGGAGAGCTTCAGAGCAGACGTTGCGCAGTTCACGAAGCTGACTCTTGTTCACGTAGAGGGTGGCCTCGGCGGCAAGCCGGGTGTCGTCTCCGTGCCGCACTTCGATGTTGACCGTAAGCCGATCATCGCCTTTGGGAAGCCAGTCGGTAACGCTGAAGGTTGCGTTTCCATGTCGGCAGTGAAGATTGAACGTTCCACTCATTAGGCACCTCGCTTTCGTCGTCGTGTGAACACCTTACCAGTATTGACTAGCGTTGTCAACTACTACTTCGAGAAGAGGTCCTCGGGGGTCACGGAGTAGCCGAACCGAGCGAACACCTGGTGGGTCCGGTGGTGCATTTCCCGCTGGTAACGGTTCAGTGCCGCAGGCTCGTTGACCAGCGTGAGCGACCGATCCGTGTGCGAAATCGTGTAGACCAGGTTAGCCTGCGGAAAGGCCCACTTTCCACCGTCGTTGATGATAGCCAGCACGCCTTGTGCCCAGACCAGATCGGCGCTGGTTGGCTCGTATGGTCCTACCTTACCCTCTTCATTGCTCATTCTTCCTCGCTTCCTGCAACCCGTTGACTTCGGCTGCCAACGTATGGTATCTTCCTTGTGCGGCGTTGTCAACGTCGAAATTTGAAAAGGAAGGGCTCCGGCCGGAGTATACCGACTGGAGAGGAGGTTGAGTGAATGAGTGATCCCAACCCAACAATCGTGACCCTGGAGAAAGGTCGCGTATACGTGCGCTCGCACTTCAACTACAAGGAGCGATGCACGCAGATACCGGGTGGCCGGTGGGACAAGTCTGCCACGGCTTGGAACTACCCTATCTCGCCCGCTACCGCACAAGCGATCCTGGATGCGTTTAGAGGAACGCCCGTGCGTGCGGACGCGGAATTCCGCAAGCTCGTGCAGAAGGCGAAGGAGCAGCGAGAACTGGCAGCGGTCAAGACGGCTACGGACTTGCCCGACATTCCCTACACCAGAACGAAGCCGTGGCTGCACCAGCTACGCGCGTACCATTTTGCGTATCCCATGCAGGCGTGCATGTTGGCGCTCGACATGGGCTGCGGCAAGTCGAAGATCACCGTGGACCTGATCGTCAACCGGGGCCACAAGCGAACCCTACTCTGCGCCCCGCTTTCGGTAATCCAGGAATGGCCGCACCAGTTCAAGGCCCACGCCGGTAAGCCGGTGATCGTCTGCCCGCTGGACAATAAGGCAGGCTCGGTGAAGGACAAGGTGACAGCCGCGAAGATGGCGCTGTTCCAAGCCGAACAGGAAGACAAGCAGGTCGTGATCGTCACCAACTACGAGACGGTCTGGCGTGAACCCTTCGGCCCGGTCTATGAGAAAGTCGAGGACCCGGAGACCGGCAAGATGGTTCAGGGTGACCGGATCATCGACAAGGGCTTCGCTATGCAGGCAGGCTTCGACCTGGTAGCCCTGGACGAAATCCACCGCATCCAGGCCGCAAACGGGAAGGCCAGCAAGTTCCTCGGTCGCCTGGGAGATAAGGTGCCCTACAAGCTCGGGCTCACTGGCACTCCCTTCTCTTCAGGGCCGTTGTCAATCTACGCCCAATACCGCTTCCTGGACAAAGGCATCTTCGGCTCCAGCAATAAGGAGTTCAAGAGCCGGTATGCCGTGCAAGGCGGCTTCGGCGGCAACCAGGTAGTCGGCTTCCAGAACGAGGAAGAACTCCAGCGGAAGTTCTACTCCATCGCCTTCCGGGTCGAGAGCCGCGACGTGCTGGACCTGCCCGAAGAACAGCATATCGTGCGCACCGTCACTCTGTCGGCGGCTGCCATGAAGGCTTACAAGGAACTTGAGAAGCAGTTCATCGCCAAGTTCCAGGAAGGCGAGGTAACCGTCACCAATGCGCTCACGAAGCTCCTGCGCCTCCAGCAGCTAACTAGCGGCTATGCCCGGCTGGACGAGACCTTCGAGGAAGAGGGCAAGACCATCCGGGTCGATCACGAGAAGCAGAAGGTACTCGAAGACATTTTCGAGGACCTGGATAAGCGCGAGCCGATCATCGTGTTTGCCCGCTTCACCCACGACCTGGAAGCCGTCGCCGAAGTGTGCAAGAAGCAGGGTCGGCGCTGTGGGTTCCTGGACGGCAGCCGTAAAGACCTGGAAGCCTGGCGCAACGGCGAATACGACGTGCTGGCCGTTCAGATCAAGGCCGGTGGCACCGGGGTCAACGCGACCCGCGCCAAGTACTGCGTCTACTACTCGATGGGCTACTCTCTGGCCGACTACCGGCAGTCGCTCGCTCGTGTGATGCGACCCGGCCAGAAGCACAATGTAACTTATTACCACCTTGTCGCCGAAAAGACAGTGGATCAGAAGGTCTATAAGGCCTTGGATACCAAGCAGGAGGTCGTCCAGAGCATCCTATCTGACCTCCGCTAGTCTGGAGGTTAAGGTGAGCGTCCGTTCATTCCGCCGAGCTAGTTGCTCGGGCAAGAAAGCGTTCGGTAGTCCCGGTGAAGCCCGTCAATCGGCAGGCTGTATCAGGCGCAAGACGGGTGAGCGGATGCACCCTTACTTCTGCGAGTTCTGCACGTATTACCACATTGGGCACAAGTCCACACGACGCAAGAGGAGAATGGTCCCCCATGCTACTGAACAACGAGAACGCCGACGATCAAAGCGGCAAGAAGACCGGGATGATCTACGCGCAGGCGGCCTACACGGCGACGGCTGACGTGATGGAAGCCCTCTTCCGGTCGGAGAAGGCTAAAGTCGATGTTGACAAAGCCCTTCAAGGACTGATATGGTCTTCACTGTCGGATGGTAGGCACTACCTGGTCAAGCTCGGTGAAATGCGGCGGCAGAACCCGGAGTTCCCGAACGATCAGGTGGTGTTCGCCAGGACCGGCGTAATCCTGCTCACCAACCCGTACGAGGTGGAGCCCGGCGAATGCCTGACGTGGGAGTCGCTGCACGGCAACAACGCGACCCAGGTACGGCCCAACCTGTTCCGGCTCAAGCCGAACCACGACATGCCGATCCTGGACTTCCAGCCCACGATGTTCGAGAACCAGGTTCGCTGTTGGGAGCGAGTGTAAAGGAAGCGCGTGCGAAGACTACTGCTAGTGTTACTGCTTGCCGTCCCGGTCGGAGCTAAACCGACCGGGCGGAAGGTCCGATTAGTTACTACTGCCTACTGCCTCGGTCCCTGTCGCCGTTGCGGCACCAGCGGGATCACCAGACTCGGCTCCCGGTCGATGCGCGGTGTAGCCGTGGGCTCGAAGCGCCGGGCCATCGCTCTTGGTTCCACGGTTACCATCCCCGGATACGGCCGTGGCCGGGTAGACGACGTAGGCGGCGGGGTGCGAGGAAACCAGCTTGACCTGCGGTTTCGATCCCACGAGCGAGCCGAGAAGTGGGGCCGGAAGGTGATCGAGGTGACGATCCAAAATCGGCCAAAGAAAAATCGAAAAAGCCCTTGACTTCGGTTGAGAACGGTGGTAACTTATGAACGTCGCTGATAACAACAACAACAGCGACGGAGAGGAGAGGCCTGATGCCAACGCAGACGGCTGAAGTCGGCGACCGAAGGAAGCGCCTGAACGAGTGGGCTGACACCAACCCGTTCCGAGTGTGGCGCAAGACCAGCGGACAGAACGCCTCCGACTTCGGACACATCGGAACACCGAACAGCTTTAAGAATTGGGAGCGGGGCCACGTCCGACCGAGCGCCGAGAAGATGGCCGATCTAGCCTCTGAAATGGGGATCAGCCAGGTCAAGCTGGAAGCGCAGTGGACGGATTGGGAAGTAGCCCGCCCCCGGTAACAGGGGGTCTGAATGAGCGCAGAGAGACAACCTAGCAACCTGATCGAAGAGTATGCGCAGCGTGCGGTGAAGATCAGGGAGCTTGAAGAGGAAGCCGCCGCTCTCAAGACGAAGAACGAGGAAGCGAGGGAGACCTTGCTCCGGGTATTCGAGGAGACCGGCGAGAACAGCATCAAGACCGTGTTCGGGACGGTGTATCTGCACCGCACCGTGGTACTGAAGCTGGAGCGAGGCGTCGAACACGTTTGCAAGGCCTTGAAGATGATGGGGCTGGAGAAGTTCGTCACCGAAAGAATTGCGAACGAAAAGGAATTGGCGCGGCATATAGACGAGCAGAACCTCGCTGACGCGCTTGCAGATGAAGTCAAGATCGTAGAGCTTTACCACCCGAGGGTAAGGAGGCCCAGGTAACCATGTCAAATCAGAATGCAATCGTCCCTGTAAGCCAGTTCGCTATCGCGCAGATGGGTGCGGCGGAAGTCGCCGAAATCATGGAAGCGAACCTCGGCGGAACCCAGATCAGCGTCGGCGACTTCGACCGGGTGAAGGTGCCGAGCGGCGGCGGAACCATCTGGGAGGTGCCCACCCTCGAAGGCCCCCGGCCGGAACGCTTCATCACTGGCGTGATCGTCTACTGGCGCGACAACCGGGCCATGTGGAAGAAGACCGTCGAGGAAGGCGGCAGCGGCCAGGCCCCCGACTGCACCGGCCGTCTGATCCCTCTGGAAGTCGGCAGCGCGTCGAAGGTGTGGACCGGCAAGGGTGTCCGGTGGGAAGGCGACGACAGCGGCCCGCACGACTGCTCGGCGTGTCCGTACAACGACTTCGGCTCCGCTGACAAGGGCGAGGGTAAGAAGTGCAAGGAAACGCGGATGCTCGCCATCCTGACGCCGGAAGGCTTCATGCCGCTGCTCCTGAACATCCCGCCCACGTCGCTCAAGCTGATCCGGCAGTTCTGCCTGCGCCTGGCGGGCCGGGGTATCCCGCTGCACGGGGTGCAGGTGAAGATCGGGCTGAACAAGGCCAAGAACAAGGGCGGCACGGACTACTGCGAGGTGGTGCCCGAACTGGTCGAGACGCTGGACGCCGCGAACCGGGCGCTGATGAAGGCCTACGTGGACCAGATCAAGCCGGTCCTGGAGACCGTCGAAGCCGAGGAGTCCGCAGCGGCGGCGGGCGGCACCGGCTCCAGCTTCGCAGAGGGCGAGGGCGGCGACCTGGAAGACCTGGACACGGACGCCGAGTAAGTTCAACCTGGCCCGGCCGTAAGCCGATAGTCAAAAGGATGGTGAAGGGCTTGTCTAAACGGCAAGCCCTTCACTGTCTCAAACAAGAATTAGCCAGGCAGGAGGTTATCCCACAATGAACGAAACCCGCGCCTTTCTCGAAGCTCTCTTTTCCAGGATGCCTGAAGGCGCTCGACTGCTGATTTGGACCTTGCCCGAGAAGCGGAGCTTCTGGTGCCAGTCCGTCGAAGAGGCGGTCACGCAGGTAGAGAGAGTTCGTCAGACCAGTAACGTTTACTTCGGCATCGGCCTACTCGGTAAGGACTTCGGGCCGACCAAGCGAGGCAACGCCGAAGACCGCATCGCTATCCCCGCGCTGTGGGCTGACTTCGATATTGCGAACGCAGCCGCCCACAAGAAGGGCAACCTGCCTCCGAACCGGCAGGCGATTCTGGACCTGCTCAAAGAGGCAGGCCTGCCGCCCACTATCTCCATCAACAGCGGCCACGGGCTCCAGTCGTACTGGCTGTTCAACGACCTGTGGCAGTTCACCAGCGAAGAGGACCGGGGCAAGGCCGAAGACCTGATCCGGCGCTGGAACTACACGCTGCGAGACCTGGCCCGAAAGAAGGGTTGGGACGTGGACTCCACGTTCGACCTTGCCCGTGTGTACCGGGTGCCGGGCACGATGAACCGGAAGGTGCCGACGAGCCCCGTGCCGGTCGAAATCGTCCATGCGGACGGCCCGCGCTACAACCCGGCTGACTTCGAGCCCTACCTGATCGCCGAGGACCCGAGCCTGCGTGCTTCCAAGGCGAAGGACTACAACGGTGTCCAGGTATCCGAAGACCTGACGCTGGACCCTACGGCCAGCGTAGACCTGGAGAAGTTCGAGCTACTGTGCGAGGCCGACCCGAAGTTCGCGCTCTCGTGGGACCGAAAGCGGAAGGACTTCTCGGATACGTCGGGCTCCAGCTATGACATGAGCCTGGCGACCATTGCGGCGAACGCCGGATGGACTGACCAGGAAATCGTCAACCTACTGATCCACCATCGCCGGAAGCACAAAGACGACCTGAAGCTGCGGATCAACTACTACCGGCTCACCCTGTTCAACGCTCGTAAAGGCATTGCTGCACAGCAAGCTATCGAGCGTCTGAACGAAATGCTTCATGAGACCCCGGAAGCCGTCGAATACGACGACCTGGGGCCGGTCATGGATGAAGACGACGACGACCAGCCGGAAGACCTTTCGGAGCCGGGCGAGCCCGGTAGTCCCGGCAAGCCGGTCGAGAAGAAGGCCGAGCCGAAGAAGCAGACCAGTGAGCAAGAGAGCAAGCGGCAAACCATCCTGCGCCACGTCTCGGACCTGCTTGGGTTCGAGATTGTAAACATCATCAAGTACGTGTCGAGCGAGCCGACCTTCCGCCTGGAGACTGCCAGGGGCGGCATCATGCTCGGAAACGTCAACGGGCTGATTAAGCAGGAAGCACTCCGCAGCCAGGTTGCTGCGCTTACCGGCTTCTACCTGCCGAAGTTCAAGAACAACCTGTGGGACACTATCGCCCAGAGCTTGCTCAACGCGGTAGAGGAGCAGAGCGCAGGCGAAGAGGCCACGGACGAAGGGGCTATCCGCACCTGGCTTCGCATCTACCTGTCCGACAACCAGCCGAGCGATGCGGGGCTCACCGAGGAGAACGTCGCCAACCAGTTCCCCTACGTGGACGCCGCATCCGGCCGCGTCTACATCTTCGGGATCGGCTTCCAGGACTGGCTCAAGAAGAAGTACGGCGAGAACCTGGGACCGAAGCGCCTGGGGGCTCTCCTACGGCTCTATGGGGCCTCGCCCGAAGTGGTAGGCCTCGTCTTCAACGGCAAGAAGACGACCCGTTCCGTGTGGCGGATGCCCTACGACACCGGAGAGGGCGAGTTCGGCGGATAGAAAGCCGTTGACAATGAAGGGGAAGCTCTTGCAGCTTCCCCTTTGCCGTGCTATACTGCGTGTGGGAGGTATTGACAATGAGTGTAGTGGACATACAGCACCAAGAAGAGTTGATGAAGCGCGAGACCCGGATGCGCCGGGTGATCGGGCCTCCCGGCTGTGGCAAGACCACGCGCCTTGGACGCATCTGCCAGCACGCCGCACGCCACTACGGCAGCGAGAAGGTCATGGTCATGTCTTTGACCAGGGCAGCGGCGGCAGAAGTCACGCGCAAGGAGATTGACGGGGCACGTATCCCGGTTCCCAAGCAGAACATCGGGACCATGCACGCAATGGCCTACCGGGCGCTCGAACGGCCGGAAATCGCCGACACTCCCAAGAATATCGGACTCTGGAATGAGTGGATCGTCCAGCAGGGTCACCCTACCTACCGGCTCACCGTGGAAGGCGCGGACATGGACGACTCGGCCACAGAGTCAGCCGTGGTAATGCAGACCACGGGTGACGAGGCCTACAACGCCTACGGTATCGCCCGCGCCCGGCTCCAGCCAGTGAACAGCCTCTCGGCATCCATCCAAGGCTTCGTGAAGTGGTGGGAGTTGTTCAAGACGGAACACGACATGATGGACTTCAGCGAAATGCTGGAGCGAGCCTATCACGACGTGGACACCGCGCCGGGCGACCCTCGCGTGATCCTGCTGGACGAAGGCCAGGATACCCCCAAGCTCGGAATGCGGCTCGCTCGCAAGTGGGGAGAGGAAGCGGACTGGTTCTTCGTGGTAGGTGACCCGCTCCAGAATCTCTACCAGTGGGCGGGCACGGACCCCGAGAGCTTCACCTTCCCGGTCTTGCCACAGGATCAGCAGGAAGTACTGTCCCAGAGCTACCGGGTGCCCCGGCGCGTGCGGGACTTCGCCTTCAAGTGGATAGAACCCCACAAGCTGGAAGTCGAGGCGCAGCTTGGCAAGAAGATCGAGTATAACGCCCGGCTGGACCGGCAGACCGGCGAGCCCGTGGAAGGCGAAGTGCGGACCCTACCTGCGGCAAGTTGGAAGTACCCGGAGCCCGCCATCCGCGACTGCATGAAGTACCTCGAAGCGGGCAAGACGGTGTTCTTCATTACGGCTTGCTCTTACATGCTCCAGCCGCTCATTGCGTCCCTGCGTCAGAACGGAATTCCCTTCTGGAATCCGTGGCGCGAGACGCGGGGTGACTGGAACCCGCTGCACGCTACACGGGGCACCAGCAGCGCCATGCGGCTCCTATCCTTCCTACGCCTGGACGAACGCGCCTGGGGTGACGACGTACGGCTCTGGAACCCGAAGGAGTTGCACGCCTGGACCGAGATTCTGGAAGCGAAGAACCTGCTGAAGCGGGGCGCAAAGGAGAAGATCAAGGCTGCGGCCGACAAGCCGATCCGCCATGACGAACTCGGCCATGCCCTTTCCGGCGAGCTTCAACTGGCCGACCTGGACCTCTGGTTCGAGGACCTGGACGCGCTTGTTGACGTGGCCGGGATGATCGCTGAAGGAAGGGCGCTCGACTGGTTCAAGTCCCGGCTGCTATCCGGCAAGCGGAAGGCGATGGAGTTCCCTATCGCTATCGCCAAGAAGCACGGGCCGCAGAAGCTCCGGGAGAAGCCGCAGGTGGTCGTCGGCACGATCCACAGCCTGAAGGGTGCCGAGGCCGAGGCTGTCTATGTGTTCCCCGACCTGTCGGGCGCTGGAATGCAGAACTGGAACCGGCGCGGACCCGAGAAGGAAGGCGTGCGCCGGGCCTTCTACGTAGCCTTCACCCGCGCCAGCGAGACCCTGATCCTGTGTCAGCGGGCAAGCCCGAGCGCCATTCAGTACCCGTCAACAAGGAGCTAGGATGAAGCCAGAGACACGGCTTGTCAACAAGATCAAGGAGCGGTTCGAGCGGACGCCGGGCATCTGGTTCATGAAGGTCCACGGGTCTCCGTTCCAGATGGCCGGGGTGCCCGACCTAATAGGCTGCTACAGGGGCCGATTCTTCGGCCTGGAAGCCAAGGTGGGCTCCAACGTCCCAACCCTGCTCCAGCAGCGCACTATGGCCGCGCTAGAGGCCGCAGGAGCGATTGTAGCAGAGGTGCGCTCCGTCGAAGATGCAGAGCGGGTGCTGGAATTGCCGCCGCCCATCGTCAAGAAGAAAAGGACTTGACAACAGAAGTCAAGCCTGTTAACCTACAACTAGACGGGATTTACAAGGAGGTTGAAGATGCAATACACCTGGATCAGCACCACGGTAAGAACTACCAAAGACGGCATTGCAGTTGACATGAACACCAGCGAGCAGCCCAACCTGATCGCGCCGGAATGGATCATCAACCTGTGCGGCGGTGCCATCACCTACACGCGAACCAGCGAAGACGGCTACGAAGAAGTTCCGCTCGACCAGGTGCCCGACGTGATCCGCTGCAAGCTCTACGACGCGCTCGCCAACGCCAGGAGCCTGATCCGTAGCACGTTCGACCAGTGTGTCAGCCACTTCACCGCGCCGGGCACCGTCTTCATCGAAGCCAGCAAGATCAAAAACGAGCGACCGTAACCAAGGAGGTTCAGAATGCCCAAGCCAAAGCAGAAGAGTCGGGGTCAGCGATGGTCGGAAGCCGTCGCGGCGGTCCAGGCGAACGTCGAGGCGGCGAAGGAAGCCCTCGAAGAACTGAAGTCCGTGCGCGGCGAATACGAGGAATGGAAGGATAACCTGCCGGAGAACCTGCAATCCAGTGCGCTCGGCGAGAAGCTGGAAGCCGTGTGCGACCTGGACCTGGACGGGGTAGAGAGCAGCCTGGACGACGCGCTCTCAACGCTCGAAGAAGCGGAGAGCATGGACCTGCCTCTCGGCTTCGGGAGGGACTAGCCTATGGTCCTCTACACGGCTTCCATCGACCCTGGCGGCACCAGGGTACGGGTCAACGTGATCCCGGTATGGCGCGAGACCGAGACCAACTGGTTCGTGCCTCGTTCAGACCGGACGTTCGGCCGCTCCAAAGTGACGAAGAAGAGGGCTCGGCGCTACGGGTGGGGCCTGACCCCGGCCGAGGCCATAGACTACCTGATCGGCGTCTCCGGGTTCACGTTGGAGCGGCTGGCGCAGTTACAGGCACTCGAAGAGAGGCGCATGGAAACCCTGAATGCTGCCAAGAACAAGGCAGTCGAGGAGCCAGGCTGGTTCGAGCAGCGATTCTGGTATCCGTAGCGAGGAGCCCCGCCGCGAGGTGGGGCTTCGTCGCGTTTAACCATCCACGGTCGGAATAACGATCTGGAATAACGATCTGGAATAACCATCGGTATAGCGGATTTAACGATCCTGGAAGATGGTTAAACGCTTTAGCACTCTTGACAACCTAAAAAGCAGACCGTGAAAGCCCTTTCCGTCCCTATAAGGGAGATTTAACGGTTTAACCATTTAGCGGGCTCGAAATTTCCGCCGTGCGAGAAACGACTCGGAAATGGCTAAATGGTTAAATCTGTGCGTAACTGTTGGGAAGATGGCTATACGACTGCCGGTCAGAATGTGGCGTTGTCGTTTCCAGACGAGACGACTATCCCCTTTTCGGACTCAGAAGGCGTGTGGAGTCTCGCACGCATGATAGTGACTAAACCGTCATGCCTGCGGACTACCAGTCGCGCTCGTGCTGGCACCGTCTGACGTGGACCCAGAGTGCTGCCGCGCACCAGGCCAGTACGACCAGCCCTTGCACCCATGGGTTGTGGACTACCAGGCGTGACAGGTGCAGTACCAGCCCGCCGACAGCGAACACGAGACAGTACCGGGCAGCTACTCGGTGACCGCGACGAACGAACGCTTCTACCTCGGCTTGCTTCAGCACTGCGCCGAGCGCCGGGCTGGTCTCGACTTCTTCCAGTTCATCCAGGTAACGCTGCATTCGCTCACTCATGCTGAACCTTACCCAATCTGTTGAAAACAAGGTGTTGACAGCCGTTGTATAGGGTGGTATAAGTATGCAGGCCGCAGTCAGCGGCCAGGAGGTAGCCAGATGAAGTTGTCCAAGACCCAGGAGAAGCTGTTGGCCCGAGCCAAGGAAAGTCCGCGACGGCTCGTTACTCCTTCTGGCAATCGAGAGCTTAATGCAGCGGTCGGACTTGTCAATGCTGGCACCCTGAAAGTACACAGTGAACATCGCGGGATGTACTACCGCAATCGCGGCACTGGCCGCTGTCGCTACAGTCAGCAGGTCTATTACGTCGAAACTACATACAAATTAGTTGACAACGCCTGAAAAGGTCGTTAAACTGAATTCAGATCGACACACGACCACGGAGGTGACCTATGAGCTACCATCAGATCGGCAACCGTCATTTCAGCTACGATACCTGCATCCGTGAACTGCTGCCGGATGGCCGCAGCATCGGCAACGTGACCAAGTACAGCGCCACGACCAGCAAGCACCAGCGCCAGGCCTGCGTTCAGTCCTGCGACGTGAAGATCGACAACGTGCCGACCGGCACCTCTGACCTGACGGAACTCTACCTTCAGCGCAACCCGGCCGAGGCTCCGAAGAACTACGCGGAAGAGGCGCTGGACGACGTGAAGAAGCTCCTGATCTTGCTGGACACCGCGCTCTCCTGTATGCCCGCTGGCAGCGACCGCAAGCGGCTGGACGAGCAGTATGTCGCCATCGACCGGAAGTACCGGCCGGAAGCATACAAGGGGCGCTAACCATGCCAAGAACTCGCATAGTGTCTCCCGAGGAGCGACTGAACGGCAAGGCCGGGATACTCACACTGGTCAAGCCCGGCCAGGTCGTCTACACCCTGGTTCTCCATCGACACGCTCAAGGAGCCTGGGGAAGTATCTCACTGTTCATCGTCCA